AGCTCGAAGCGCCCGATGCGATCGATGCGGAGCGCAAGGCCTCCGAGAACGAAGACATCGACAAGCAGATCGCGGAGCTGCACAAACAGGAAGACAAGTTTTTCTCCGATCTCGATGCCGCACAGAAGAAGTTTGCCAGCAAACTCGGCGGCGCCGGCACGGTTCCGCAGTTCGGCGGCGGTCTCGATTTCTCCAAGGTTGAGAAAGAGATTGACGGCCTTCTTGAGAAAGTTCGCAGCTCGCTCAACACCGAAGGCAAGGATCCACTCGCCGCCGAGATCAGCAACATCCAGCACCTCCGGCAGGAGCTCGAAGACTTCCGCGCCTCGCACCCGGAGCGCATTTGGGAAGATCTGAACGACGCGGTTAACAAGCTCGCTGCCGCGGAGGATCATCTCAAGATCAAACAAGCGGCCCTGATCACTACAGCCGAGATCGAGGGCGGTCCGAAGAAGACGATCGACAGCCTTCTGGCCCTGCCCGCAGCCACGCCTACCGCTACCGGGGCCGTGCAGCAAGGCGCCGCAAACATCAAGCTCGGTCAGGATGCGGGTGCGCGCAATCAGATGGGCGCGCAGGTGTACCAGCAGACGCGCACGGCGGCCGAGGCGTTTGCCGACACGCAGGCGAAGCTGACCACCTTGCTGCGTGACGGCAACATCACCCAGGACGAGTTCAACCGCGGCCTCGAGCTGGAAAAGGAAAAGCTCACCGGCACCATTGACCCAGCCGAGCGGTACCGCAAAGAACTCGAGCAGATCCGGCAGTTGCACCTGGCCGGCAAGCTCGACGGCACGGCTTACGCTGCCGCGCTCAAGAAGGGCATCGACGATCTCAACAAGTCGCTGGATGAAGAGAAGCTGCGGACCGGCAGCGCCATGGACGGCATGCGGGTGTTCTTCCAGCAGAGTCAGCAGATGGCAGAGAGCTCCGCGCAGCGTATGCACACCGCTCTCAGCAGTGCCTTCTCCGGCATTCAAAGCTCGATGAGCAGCGGCTTCAGCGCGATGATCCTTGGCACCGAGAGCGTCTCTCGCGCCTGGGCGCAAATGGGCGCCAATATGCTGAAGTCGGTCGTCGAGGCTCTCACTCAGATGGTCGCAAAGCAGATCGTGCTCGAAGTGGAAGGCCTGGTCGCGCACACTGCGGCCAACCAGGCGAAGGTTGCGAGCGACACCACAGCGGAATCGCAATCTACCGCAATTTCCAGCGCGGCGGCGCTCAAAAAGATCATGCACTCCGCGGCGGTCGCAGCGGCCAAGGCTTACGAATCTGTCAGCGACATCCCGGTCGTGGGGCCGTTTCTGGCACCGGTGGCGGCGGCGGCGGCATTTGTGGGGGTGATGGCGTTCGGCGCGATCGCTTCGGCGGCTGGCGGCTACGACGTCCCCGAAGATCAGATGGCCATGCTGCACAAGGACGAGAAGGTCCTCCCGGCACGCTTCAAGGCTGGCCTTGAAAACATGTCCGAGTTCTTCCGTACCGCCCCCAGCGGCGGTGGTGGCTATGGCAGTCCGGCGCTCGCGCTGGGCGGTGGCGGATCCAGCAGCGGCGGCGACACGAATCACTACTACGGTGGCGACATCCACTTCCACAACGTCTCCAGCCCCAAGGAGGCTGCTGATCTTGCCGTCGCACGTGTGAAGGCAGAGTTCCGCTCGGGCGGGGTGATTCGCAAATGAGCAATCTACTCTTTCCCCACCTTCACGGTTTGTCGTGGTCGCTGAAGAAGACACCCACCTACAAAACATTGGTGCAGCCCGCAGCCGCGCCTGGCTACGAGACGCGCCTCTCCATGGGCTCCGATGCTATCTATAAGTTTGAATTGAACTATGCCATCCTGCGCAAGGGATACCTCGCGCACGACGAGTTGAGCGTTCTGGAAGCATTCTTCATGGCGCGCCAGGGGCAGTTCGATTCCTTCCTGCTCGACGCCGGCGCGATCACCAGCGACCCTGTGGAATCGTCCGTCACTGGCCAGGCGCTCGCCGTCGATGTGAATAACGGCGCGCCGCTGGTGCGCACCAAGCCAGGTACCAGCACCACCGAGTTGATCTACGAACTCAGCATTGATGGCTCGGGCAATCCGATCCTCCCGGTCATCAAGAACGCCGGAACCACACTGACGCTTAACACGGATTATGTGGTCTATTCCCCAGCCCAAACAGGCACGGGAATACTGGATAACAACGGCATTGCTTATAGCGGCTGGGTCGTGCAGTTCCTCAGCAGTGTGAGTGGTCCCATCACCGCCAACTTCGGGTGGCTTTACCGGGTGCGGTTCGCACAAGACGAGCAGGAACTGGATATGTGGCATGCCCTGCTCTGGAACGCGCAGCAGGTGCAGCTCGTGGGGACGCGCGTATGAGAGCCTTCACCGACGGGAACGGCCTAGACAGCACGCTGGCGGTGCAAACCTACCTCGCGGCCAACCGGATGCTGCTTCTCGCCGACCTTTACGTCATCAACACGGCACCGAATTATGCCGGGCAGTACATGGGCAAGCAGTTCCTGCTCACCGACTATCAGCGGCCACTGCTGTGGGACCAATACGGTCGCTTCAATCCGGCCACCATCTCGCGCGGCGGAGTGGAGTCGAAGATTGGTCTCGACGCCGACACGCTCGACGTGACCTGGTCGCCGCAGTTGACGGATATTCTGGCCGATGATGGCGGCAGTCCGGCGGTCACACTGCTTACCGCGCTACAGGGCTTTGGGGCGGGTGTATTCGATAATGGCGTGCTCGAAGTGTGGCGCTGCGTAATGCTGACTCCGGGCGACGCCAATAGCCTTGGGGCCTGCCTGCTGTTCAGCGGACGCATCGGCGATCTGCAACCCGACCGGCTCAACGTAAAGATCTCGGTCATCAGCCGCATGGAGACCTTGAACATTCAGGTGCCCACGAACCTGATCGAGCCGACCAACATCTTCGCGCAGTACTCCGTGGGCATGATTCCCGCGGGCGCACCGTCATTCTTCACCATCGCGAGCGGGTCAACGCCTTCCAAGATCTACGCTGATGCTTCGCCGACTATGCCCGCCGATACTTATGACGCTGGGTACCTGGTTATCACGACTGGCCAACTCGGGGGAACCTATCGTCGCATTCGCCAGCAGACAGTGGAGAGCGGCCACCACGCCTTTTACCTGAGTGAGCCATTGCCGTTTGCGGCTACCACGGGCGATTTGCTCGACGCACGTGTTCCGGTGCCGCGTGACTTCTCGGGTGCGGTGGCAGCGGGCGCCGGCGTCGCCTGTTTCCCGTTTGTGCCCAGCGCGGTGAATTCGAGCGTGGTGATCGCATGACGGAGCAGCAAGAACGCCGAGCGGTCATCACCGAAGCCCTCACTTGGAGGGGCACGCCCTTTGTGTGGGAAGCCGCCATCAAGGGCGTGGGTGTGGATTGCGGACGCTTCATTGCTGCAGCACTCAACGGCGCCGGAGTGCGGCAGATCGACATCGCAAAACTACCGCACCTTTCGCCGCAATGGTTCCTGCACCACTCAGATGAAAGCTTTATCAAGCTGATCGAGCAGTTCGCCACCGAGTACGAGCCGCAAGCGGGGCGGACGCCGAAGCCAGCGAGCATGGTGGTCGCCAAGTTGGGCATGGATTGGGGACATTCGGCGCTGGTGATGGATTGGCCAAAAGTCATCGGCGCCGCGAACGAGCATTGCGTCACGGTGTGGAACAACGTCTTCCTCTCGCCGCAGTACGGCAGGAAGAAGCTTCGCTATTTCGACTTCTGGGGATCCCATGTTTAAGGGCGGCACCAACACCAGCTCGCTGACCAAGCCACACGGCATCAACGTCAGCCAATCCGTGTACGGCAAGGCCGTCAAGCTGGTCTATGGCACCACTCTCTCCACGCCCGACCTGGTCTGGTACAACGATTGGCAAGCGAACGACAATCCCACGAACTCCGCGCTTTGGTTGGTGGTGGGTGGCGGCGGCAGCGGCAAGAAGTCGGGCAAGTCGTCGAAGAAGTCGGGAACAAAGTACTACTCAGCCACGCTTGACCTGGTGCTGGGCCACGCGCCGATCCGCAACGTCCTCAGCGCGTACTACAACAATCAAAAGCTCGCGGTCGTGCGCTGCAGCGCGAGCGGCGTCGTTGCCGGCGGCAAGTTCACCTTCATCCCGGTGGGAGGCAATAGCGGCGTTATCTACAACGGCAATGTGCCGGCGACGGGGCCGTACACGGTCACCGTCTCGAACTTCGTCAGCGATCTGAATGCGGTAAGCGCCGCTGCCATCCCGTTACAGCCTGCGGCTTATCCGCCGGGCGCCGGGCAGTACAGCGTCGACGATGCTGGCAATTACAGCTTCAACGCCGCTCAGCACGGCGACATCCTGGTCATCTATTACCGGGCCACCGGTTCAGGCTCGGCTGCAGTGCTCGCCGGCATCGTCGGCTGTACGGTGGCGGAGAGGTTCTCGGCAAGTTTCAATGACTTTGGTGGTCCGGGCCTCGTCGAGGTCTTCGGTACTTGGGAGCGCCCGCTGTGGGATGCGGGATATGCCGTACCCGGGCGCATCGATGCTGGCGCGTATCGCGCGCGCGATCCTTATTCCTGGTGGTGGGCAGGAAATCATTCTGACCCTACCATCTACTTTCCACCCGGACTCGAAGGGCTGCCGATCACCGTCTATTACGGTGTTCCGGCAATCTATAAGTCCGATGGCACCTTCGGAACGAGCACGGATACCCCGCTGCAGTTACTCAACCTGGAATTAGAACCAGCCTTTGCCAGCGGTGCTGAGTATGCCGCGCATCCTGGTCAACAGTTGATTCAGAACTGGGTTACCGGCCTCGGCTCGGTGCGCTTCGATCTCGGCGCGGCTAATGCCATGCCGAACCTGAACCTTGAGACGGTGGGCACGTTCGTCCTATGGCCGAGCGGCGACTGCGACCCAGCCGACATTATCATCGACATTCTGGCCAGCGGCCCGGTACTCGTCCAGCTAGCGCCGCAGAACTACACCAGCACCACTCCAGTCACGCCGAGCGGCACGGGAACGGTGAGCGGTGTGGTTACCGACCAGAGCACGGGACTGCCGGTCTCGGGCGCAACGGTTTCTTACTCAGGAGGTAGTACCACCACCGCAGCGGACGGCAGCTGGTCATTCTCGTCGGTGGCGTATGGCACCTACACCTTCACTGTCAGCGACACCGGCTACACCACCTATGCGAAGTCGATCTACGTGGTGGGTGCGGGCGCGAATACGTTGTTCAACGTCTCACTAGCTCCCACCGGCTCGGGTAGCGGCGGCGGTGGCGTAGGCAGCGGTAGCTGGGTCGCGATTAATAATATCCAGTCGTCGTCGGCTTGGGAGCAGGATGGCAGCCTCGGCGATACCGGAGGTGGTGGCGGGACACATGGTAGTTGGTCGAAGACCGCCAACGGGGATGGCAGCGAAACCTTTGCTGTCGTTCCGGCCAGCGCTTATGACGATTACTACTGGCGGATTCCGAATATTGCGGGTCACCCAACCGCAACGCCGAAGCAGTTCAAGTATCACATGGAGTTTATGTATCCGACTGGGAGCCTCGCGAAGAGCCAGGGCTTCGAATTCCAGTTGCAATTCAGCGACGGCCACTACACCTACAACATGGCTTGGGGCGCATACAACTCTTGGCACTATTTCCACTACATCGGCCACGCCGGGGGCGCTTGGATAGACAGCGGAATTCCCGTCAATGCGGTTGAGAACTCTTACATGATCGTGGACGCGCTGTTTGATCTCGATCCAGTAGCAGGCACGGTCACCCACGACACGCTGACGCTCAACGGAGCGACCCACAAGATCGGCGTGACACAGGCCGCAATCGCTAAGTATCAGAGCCACTATCTCGATCCCGCTATTCAGCTCGATTCGAAGAAGATCTACCAGCCGTTTGAAGTCAAAGTGAAGGCCAACGTTCTGTGGCTGCCGTAACCCGAGAATAAATGAGCACAACTTTCGACATCACCGACATCAACCTCCCGGCGCCGTCATCGTCGAATATCTCTTGGATGCTCGGCTACGTCGAGGCGGATCAGTCGATCATCTATGCCTGTAACGACGGGAAGATCCGGAAGTTCTCGCTCAACACGCGCACGGTGGTTGCGGCAGTGTCCGTGCCGGGAGTGCTCATAGGTTATGGTTTCTCGGCCCTCGCCACCAATGTCGATGCGAATGAGTTCGTAATCATCGACAAAAGCAATTCCATCTTTCAGCGGTGGAATGGGCAAACACTTACCAAAATTCAGGACTACTGGTCAACGTTCGGGTCCTCGCTGGCAGCCCCGCAGAACAACTATGTTTTCAGCCAGGCGTTGGAAACTGTGTGGGGTGTAGAGGGCTCGAGCGGGCCTTTCTTGGTCTACCGCTACACCCTCGGCTCGAGCACCCGCGCGGCGGTGACGGGCGTCTCGCTTGCGGCTGCTTCGCCACTGGCAATCGATAGCGCAAGTTCTTTCCTGGCATATTGCGACGGCACCCATCTCGGCACCTTCTCCGCAAGCACCAACACTGCCATCAGCAGCGTGCTGTGGTCCACGATTGCGACCTGCGGAGCGGGCTTCGCGGGCCTGGCAATCAGCCCGCAAGACGGCGCCATCTGGGCGACGTGCCAGGGCGATTACTTTTCCGGGCACCTTTGGAAGATCAACGCGAACACCCTGGCGACGCTTGGCCAGTGCGGGCATCACAACAGCTTCCTCCACCTGCGGCCGGACGCAACAGGCATTCCCGCACCGGTGTACGCGAGCAACTTCACCTTCCTCTCTGCCGTGTTGGCGGACTACGTCATGGTGGGTGGAGACGGCTACTGGGATTGCGCGATCGTCGACGCGGATACGATCACCGCGGGCGCCCTGACGATCCTGGCGAACAACGCCGTAGGTCTGCCCATCAACGGCGGCGGAGGCCTCTTCACCGATAACCAGGAAACCTGCTCGGTCGTGGCGAGCGGTTCCGCGCTATGGTCCTTCGTCAATTCCCAGGGCATCAGCAGCACCCTGCAGATCACCGAGATCGGCCTGGACTTCGGCGGTCTCAGCATCATCGGGCATGGCGCCAATCTCAACGACTATGACAATGGCGGCGCGATCAATCCGTCCTGGCCTCCCGGTAACGGTCTGTTGGTGGATGTCGGATCTCTGGAGAATTGCAGGGCGTGGAGTCACGCCAACAGTATGTCCGTTTCGCTTTGCCAGGATTCGCAGCGTACCGCGAAAGACCTGGTCGACGAACTGAATACCGTTCAGAACGCCGCCGCCGTCTATTCGGGAGATACGCTCAAGTTCATCTGCTATGACGAAGTAAGCGCGGCCGGCAATGGTGAGATCTATATTGCTCCCACGGCCAGCGGCCCGATCGCGGATTTGGATGACCGGAACTTTGCGAAGGATGGAGACAACCCGCCCGTTACCTTCCAGCGCAAGCGGCGCGCGAGCTGCGACAACGTGGTCGCCATTGAGCACATCGAGCGCGATCTAGACTATGCCCACAATGTTACCTCCGCGCCAGACGCCATGGGCGTCGCGCTCTATGGTCCACGCAAGGGAGGAACTCTCGACGCAGCCGACCTGGGAGTGAATGCACCCTCGGGCTCAAAGGCGCTTCTGAGCATTCACAGCGCCGTGCAGGCGCAGGCAATCGGTTCCATCCTGGCCAAGCGCGGCGCTGCCGGCGTGAATGAGTACACCTTCAAACTTACTGCCGAGTGGATGCACCTTGAGGCTATGGATCTCGTTACCATCACCGATCCGCGCCTCGGCCTGGTGAAGGTGCCGGTGCGCATTACCGACGTCAAAGAGAACGAGGATCGGTCGCTGACGATCACCGCCGACCTCTTCGTCTATGGTCTGAACCACCCCGACGTGCAGGCCACCAGTGCTGCGTCCGGCACGCTGGTGAATGTGAATGTAAACCCGGGCTTGGTGAATACCCCGATCATCTTTGAACCGCCCGCGGACATGTTGCCAGCCGGTTCGGGCCCGGAAGTGTGGATGCTGATCAGCGGCTCGGATCAGAACTATGGAGGCTGCCTGGCGTTCGTCTCCGTTGATGGTGGCGCGACGTATAGTCCGCTGGGCAACATCGGGCCTGCCAACACCGGCGATCTGACAGCCGATTTTCCTTCGGCCACCGACCCGGATACCACGCACACGCTGGCGGTAGACCTTTCCGAGTCGGATGGCGCACTCTCGACGCAGAGCACGCAGATTGCCGACGGCTTTGCTGACCCCTGCTATGTGGGAGGAACCTCCGGCAGCATCGATGTCCCCTTCGAGGTGGTGTGCCCCACGGCAGTCACCCTGACCTCGGCCGAGCATTACTCGCTGGGCACCTACATCCGGCGCGCCGTGCAGGGGACGGCGGCCATGGACCATCCGACCGGCTCGCGCTTCGCGGCGATCGATTCGCAGACTTTTAAGATCGCCCTGCCCGCGCAGTGGATCGGGAAAACGGTCGATCTGAAGTTCGCGGCTTACAACAAGATCGGCACCCAGCAGAACTCGCTGGCTGATTGCGTGGCTTATTCCTTCACCCCCACAGGAGGCACTGCCGACGTCTATATGAACGGCTTCGCAGCTTCCTACGACGAATTGGTAAGCGTCAACAATTCTTCGCCCAACACCTTCAGCGTTAACGGAGCCTAGAACATGGCAATCAATCTGAACGACACAACGCCGTCAGCTCCGGCGCTGCGGAAAAACGTGAAGTGGCAGAAGGACGCTCTGAGTCCGGAAGACATCTCCGCGTATTTCGACCAGGACGTATCGGTCGCAGCGGTCAGTGCCAACGGCACGATGGTCGCGGCGGCGATCGAGACGATCGAGCGCGTGACCACCAGCTCATCGACCATCACCCGAACCCTCCCGGCAGCCACTGGGTCGTGGGCTATTTTCCTTTCGAAGAAAGTAGATTCTGGTGCAGGCACAGTCGTCGTCGCGGGCGCAGGCTCTCCCGCAGATTCTATCGACGGTGGGCCGAATTACACGCTCGTCAATCAATATCAGTATGTCCGGCTCCTCGATGCAGCTGCGGGAGTTTGGGACATCATCGGAGGCAACTAATGAAGCGGCTACTTCTGCTCGCCCTGCTTCTTGCAGCGCCTTTTGCCTTCACGCAAGGAACCGTCTCGCATATCCGTTCCGGTGCTTCGCTGCCCGGCGCGTGTAACCCCTCGACCGGCGATGTGTTCTTCAAGACCGGTACCGGGGTAGGGCTCTATCCGTGCGTGGCGAGCAACACCTGGGGGACTCTCACTGCCGGCAAGACCCGCGCCATTAGCTTCACCATTGGAGATCCGGGCGGTTCAGCTCTTTCCGCGGCCTCAACCACCACCGACTATGTGACTGTACCCTTCGGGTGCACGATCTCGGCCTACAACCTGGTGGTCGACGCAGGAACAATCACCGTGAAATTCTGGAAGGTCGCCACCGGAACGGCGATTCCGACAAGCGCGAACTCGATCAGCACCAGCGGCGTCGGCATCTCTTCGGGAACGGCAATCCACTCGGCCACTGTGACCGATTTCACCAGCACGGCTGTTTCGGCGAACGACATCATCGCCATGAGCGTCACGGCCGTGGCGACCGCGAAGTATGTGAACGGGGTGCTCGAATGCGATCAGTAAGGCTAGCTATCGCAGTCGCGATTCTTTTCGTGTCCTGTTCCGCTTTCGGAACAACCTGCCCGACGGGGTATTCGTATGTCTATTCGCTCACGATCCCTCCGGTTACAGCACTCGGCTCCAATCAAACGAATTTCCCGATGTACTTCGCGGGGAATGCAGCACTAAAGACTGTAGCGAATAGCGGCTACGTTCAAAGTTCCACGGGACTCGATGTGGTTTGGTGTGATTCTGCTAGCGGCGGGAATCTGCTGCCTTATGAACTCGTTGCCAACACCTACACGCCGGCTTCGGGAGCGGGAGAGTGGTGGGTTCAGGTTCCGACCGTCTATCATTCCGCGACGACGGAGACGATCTACGCCTTCGTGGGCAAAAGCGGCGCGACCGATCAAAGCTGCGGGCCTTCGGGCGCTAATAACTGCGGATCGACCCTGTGGAATGGCTATCTTGGCGTATTCCACGGAGGAACATCCTCAACCCTAAGTGTTGTAAATTCCACCTATGGCACGACGCCAACTAACCACTCAACCACCGCGGGCGCGGCTGGAGTAAACGGCGGAATCCAGACAGGACTATCTGGCTATGTGGACGCTGGAGGAACATTCGCGTCCTCAAGCTATACGCTGGAGACGTGGGCCAGTGCGACCCTCTGGAGCCAAGCTAGTGGCTGTCAGATACTCATGGCGAATCAAAATACTGCAGCTACGGCAGGAACCGCGTGGTGTTACCAAAATGCTGCGCATATTCTTTCCATGAATATCTGCAATGGATCTGGATACTCAACGGCCAAGTTTGCGTTTTCTCCGTCTAATAGCACCCTTTACCACCTCGCTTTGCAGTACAACGGCAGCAACGCCAGTTTGGCAACCAGCTATGCCGGTTATCTCAATGGGGCATCTCAGAGCATGAGTATGAGTGCCACTGCCGCGACGACACAGGCAACGCCGACAACGGATTTCTTAATCGGAGAATATGCGGGTGGCCTTCAATTCAGTGACCTTCTAGTTGACGAACTTCGTGTTGCATCCTCCGCGCTGTCAGCCGATTGGATTAATGCTGACTATCTGAACCAGAGCTCGCCAACGTCGTTTTATGGGACGTTCACGGGCACGGGGCTATCCGGCGGCGCGGTCAAACATAGAAGCGTGATTTACTAGCTTCTCTGCAAATGCGGAAGTAACCAAGCTTTATAGCTTAAGTTTCACCAGAGCTGCTCCTCGGAGTGGCTTTTCGCTTTTTAGGAACGCCACTTTACTACCCAGGAGGATGCCGATGACAGCAGGAGCAGCGCCAGCCCCTGACCGTCGCGACATGGATGCCCTCGCCGAAGTGATCAGCGAGAAGATCGTCAACCGTATTCGGGTCGCCATCACCGATCCCATGCAGAAAGAGATCTCGAATATGAGTCGCGATGTTGCGGTTCTCAAGCAGGCGGTCATCGGCAATGGCTCCCCTGGCCTGATGCGCCGCTTTGAAGACGCGGAAGAGAGGCACGAGGAGTCTCATTCGGCGATGCACGCCCGCATTAACGGATTGTCGATGCGGCTTCCGGAAGCCGCGCGCGATGAGAGCCAGGAAGAAAAAGATAACTCCGAGTTTCGGCAGAAGCTGGTCGGCATCTGGATCGGCGTCTCCGCCACCATCGGCGCCTGCAGCGGCGTCATCGCCTTAGGCGTCACGATCTACAAGGAGACCCATCGATGACCCCTGACGTGTTTCTTCCACTCGCCGTCGCGGCCGCTGTCCAGGCCCAACACATCTGGCCGCACTATGCCGCCTGCGAAGCCGCGCTCGAATCCGGTTGGGGTGAATCCGAGCTCTGCAAGCTCGCCAATAACCTGTTCGGACAGAAGGTAGGCCCTTGGACGGACAGCCTGCCGACGCTCGCGCTGCCAACGCACGAATGGGTGCATGGCATTCTCACCCCGACGTCGGCGAACTGGCCGAAGTTCCCTAACTGGGCAATGTCGTTTGCTGCGCGCATGCAGCTCCTGCGCGCGGCCGCTAAGAAATATCCGCATTACGCAGCGGCCCTTCGCGCCGACACAGGCGAAGACTTTATCCGCCAGGTCTCGGCGACCTGGAGCACCGATCCCGGACGCGCCGACAAGGTGCTCTCTATCTTTCGGGCCCATTGTGCCGGGGCCAACGATGAGCCGCCGGCTGCCGCAGGGGGCCAGTGATGCGCACCCGGCTCCTCTTGGCGGTGGCGTGGCTGCTCGCGGCGGTGTGGGCCTTTGGCCAGTTGTCCGATAGTCGGCACCGGGAAGAAGAAACCGACCAGGAGATTCTCGAACTGCATGATGCGGAAGCTGCCGAGCGCCGGGCGACCGACTTCCTCGAGGAGACGCAAGCGCGCGTGCGCCGGTCCCACGGCCAGACCGATCACACGGATGTCCAGTTGTGCGACGGGTACGTGATGGTGGGCGAACGAGAGAGCGGAGGCAACTGATGAAACTCGATAGCCGTGGTGGCACGATCACCGTCCTAATGGCGTTGCTGCTCATACAGATGATCGCAGTCTTTGCCGCTTATCACTTCCGCATGCCGGCGGAGGTCTGCACCACCATGCTGGGGGCGTTTACGGGCGTGAACGGGGCGCTGATGATCGCCCTTAACGGAAGTAACAAGCCCAACCCGCCAAACCCTCCGGGAGGCCCGGATGCGTGACTCGATAAAGGAAATCCTCAAGCTGGTCCTTTACGGGATGGCGATCGTGCTGGTGTTCTCCCTGACGCGCTTTGTGAATCAGGCGACCAAGGACGTTCACCAGACCGCGATCCAAGCGCAGTTGACCATGACCGAGGTCGGGACGACGGCGCGGATGGTGCGCGCCCAGGTCGTGGGGATCTCGCCAGTACTCGAGGAGACACGCAAGGCGATTCGGCAAGCCCGGACGCTGATCGACGTCGCGCTCAAGACGAGCCTGAACGAGCGGGCGAACGTGCAGAAGTCCTCGGACGAGACAGTGGCGCTCTTGGGTCATGCGGACAAGCTGGTAGCGAACCTGGACTATCGGACGAAAGTGCTCACCGACTCGCTGACCCTGACGGCGGACCAGGCGCAACAGACGTTAGCGGAGTCTTCGAAGGCGATGGATGCCGCGGCGGGCCTGATGAGCGATCCTCAGATCCACAGCACCCTGACAAATCTGAATACGACTTCAGTGAATTTGGCTGTGATCAGCGGCAACTTCGCAGCAATAACGACGGACGGCAAGATCTTGATCCACAACACATTCTTCCCGCCGCCAACGCCGTTCTGGAAAAAACCTTTTCACTACGTGGGAGCAACGCTGGACCTGGGTGTGGACGCAGAGCACATCAGGCAGAAGCTCCTGTTCATCCCTTAACCGAATTCACTCAGGAAATAGGAGGCAGTATGTCGTTTCTTTCGTTTCTCAAAGCCGCAGAGGCCAAAGTGGCTGTCATTTTCAAGGAAGCCGCCAAGCTCGAGCCCGAAGCTGTGATCATCGCCGACGTCGGAGTGACTGCCGCGGGGTTCCCGGAATTTATGCCATTCATCGCCAAGGTCGGCAATATTCTCGTCGCCGCGGGCGGCGCTGTGACCGCCGTGCAGGGAAGTGCTGCAACCGGCGTATCGAAGTTGGCTGTTGCTGCGCCGCTGGTGGAGCAGGCGATTCAGCAGTCGGGATTCTTCGGGGATAAGGTGATTGCCGATTCCGCGAAGTGGAGCGCCGCGGTGCAGACCATGACCGGCGCTTTGGCGGATATGTTGGACTCGGTAACGGCGGTTCCAGTAGCCACTGTCGCCTAACGTTCGCTCCTCAACGTGGCCGCTCTTTTCGGAGGGCGGCCCTTTTTCGTTCGGAGATTCCTGCTGAGTTTTTCTGCGATCTTAAAGGTTAGAAATGCGAAAATTCACAAAAGTCCTTGCCGTAATCTTCTTGCTGGCGGCATTTGCTGGCGCCGACGACGACCAGCTTTTTACGTCGCTAAACGCTGTCTCCGCGACGGGAGCAGGGAACGCGGTGCGCTCCGTGGGGGGGACCGGCGAGCGCAACTTCACGTGGGTGACGTTCTTCACTGGAACCCCGACCGCGATCAACGTAAATCTCGAAGGCTCAGTGGATGGAACGCATTACTATACTCTCGACAGCTCAACCAGCACGTCGGGAGAGATGCGCCACATCGCCTATAAGAGTGTGCGCTTCGTGCGCTGCAATATCTCCTCGTACACGGTGAACGGGTCGACGGCGTCCTGCCGAATCTTCGGGGTGAGCTAACCATGAAAAAGAACATGTTCCTTGCCGCCTTCTTGGCGGTTTTTTCGTGCGCGCTTTATGGGCAGACGGTAGTCACAGGAGCGACCTCTGGTGGGTCCGCGCAGACGGCCATGTCGGCTGGTCCATACACCGTGGCCACGCTTCCCACGGGGCAGCAAAAGGGAACGCTCGCGAACGTCTCCAACGGAAATTCCGCGACGGATTGCACCGCGGGCTCCGGCACTACGCTGGTGACGTGCTATTACACCGGCTCGGCGTGGGCTGCATTCCTGAGCGCAGGATCGATGATTTATCCGGGCGCGGGTATCGGGGTCTCTTCCGGGGCGGCATGGGGAACATCGCTGACAAAGTACGGCTCTGCGGTTGGAGTGGCAACTTCTACTGATCCGGGAGCGACGGCAGAAGTCCCTATGGTAGCCGATGGAACACATGGGCAAAAGCCATCAGCGAGCGGAGCACTTGGAACGGCGGCTTTTACCGCAGCGTCGGCCTACGATACTTCTGGCGCGGCAGCAGCGCGACAGGCCAATCTGTCTATTCTTGCGGGCACCTATACGAACGGTGATTTGTGTACCTACGTATCATCGGGCACGCTGCTGAATTGCAATACTGCGGTGCCTTCTGCCTATTCTTTGCCCACGGCCACGTCATCCGTGCTTGGCGGCGTGAAGCCGGACGGGACTTCGATCTTGAATACCGCTGGCGTGATTTCGGCTACGGCTTCCAGTGTGGGGGCCGATGCTTCAGGTGCAGCAGCCACTGCACAGTCCACTGCTGAGACTTACGCGCAGAGCGTGAATACTTCTGGCACAGCATCGAATGTCAGCGGCACGCCTGCGCTTCCGAACGGCACTATGGTTACTACGCAGGCCCCCGGCGACAGCAGCGCCAAGGCTGCCAGCGATGCCTTTGTGGCGGCAGCGATCGCCGCCGGCGGCAACGCGACTTCGGTGAACGGCGCGTCGGTTCCAACGTCTCAAGGGTTAGTCGGAACAAATTCAGGCGGTCAATTTGTGGCAGGAAGTTCGTCTTTTGCGAACTCGCTGCTTGCATACGGAGCCGCGTGTGATGGTTCGACTGATGATACTGCTGCGTTCACGGCGGCGGAGGCCGCTACGGCGAACGTCGCGATCCCCAACGGGTCGGGCGCTTGCATGATTAAGTCGAACAAGACGCTGAACGCGACGTACTGGTTTATGGCTGGCGGAACGCTGGGTGTTTCCACGGGCGTAACCGTCACAATGAACGCGTCACCGCAAGCACCAATCACTCAAATATTCACCCTTTCAGGTACAGGGGCAGTGACGCTCAACAACACTGCCACGGCATATCCTGAATGGTTTGGCTCAACGGGTAGCTCTGGTTCCTATACGGATCAAGTGCCATTCAATAAAGCTGTCAACGCGCTAGCGCAAGGCACGGTAGTTCTTACCAAGCCTAACTACTACGGGTGCGGCTTTAATGTGAACAAGTCGTATATCAACGTTCACGGAACGGGCGGTTACCGAGGGCAGAGTATTAACTGTAACGCAGCAACCGGGGACATATTCACGGTTGTGGGCACTGGACCGAATTGTGTCGCTGGGGCAACCTATTTTAACGACATCGACGGTTTTTCGTTGCGGAGATCGGTTTATTCAACCTCCGGGAAAGGGTTCAACCTTACAGATTCTTGCTGGGTCTCCATGCACAACGTGGAGTCTTGGGATAGTGTGAGCAACTACTATCTGAACGGCACGGCAAACCTCTGGCTCTATGATTCGACAGCGATCTTTACCAACACCAACGGCACCGTTGGCGTGGGCGTGGAATATGACGGCACCACGATCGCCAGCGATTCAAATAGACTTGGGCCGCACCTTACGGTGGCGAGTACTTTCGGCGCTCAAATTGCAGTGAAAGGTCTATATGTACACGGCCCGAAGATCAATGATCTGTGGGCATACGACTTTGAGACCTCAGCACTTGATTACGGTATCTATGTCAGTACCAGCGGTGGTTCGCTGATCTCTAATGGTGACCTCCATTTCATCAGCCCAATCAATGATGGCTACTACACGTCTGGCATCTACATCAATGGACTTAGTAACTCGGCAGATGCCGCAATGGAAATCGTAGGAGGATACTCTGCAACCCTAAACGCAGGCTCTACTGCCGGAATTGACCTGGAAAGTTCCAATGGTGTGAAGATCCTAGGCCACCTGTTTGAGTCGAATGGTGGAGCGGGCGTCGGCGGCGGCTTGTATTGCAACGCTTCCACGGGCGTGTCTGTGACAAATGCTACCTTCTATAATAGCACCTACCCGGTGAAGTTGAATAACTGTGCAAGCGTAAACGTGTCAGACAACACGATCTATCACGATCAGTACAATACTTCGACTACGATGATCGGGTTGATCGGGACGACCAAGAGCACCTTCACAGGGAACACGCTCTACGGTTATGCGACCAACGGTATCACACTCGATTCCGCTAGCAACAAGAACCATTTTGCAGCGAACTCAATTGATACTACGTTCATCACCAACGCGAGCATAGATTCAGGCACCTTCAACATTTGGGACACCCGGATGTGGACGCCGAGCATCACTATCGGCACTCCGCAGACTACTTCCCAAACCGTTCTACTTTATACCCTGCCGACGTTGACTGCAACGCCTTATACAGTCACCATCCCGGCGAACTGTGCTGGCAGTAGCTTTGTGGATATTGCTACGGCAACCGCGAGCACCACATTCACCGTCAAGAAAGGTTCCACTACCGTCTGCACGGGTACTATCGCAGCTAGCGGTTCGACGATTAGCTGGAGCACGGGCGGATCAACGACCACGCTAGTTGGCGGGGATACTCTCTCGGTAATTTACAGCGGTGATGCTACCTTGACGGGCGGCGTAACTATCGCGGGGAGTTACTAATGAAGCGGATCATCCTCGCCATAATCAGTCTGCTGTTCTGTGGGGCGCTCGCGCACGCTACGAGCTGCCCCACAGGGTATGCCTATAGTGTGCCCATCACTATCGCGGCACAGACGGGAACAAGCGCCGACCAGTCGAATTTTCCCGTGTACTTTGCGGGAAACTCGCTCCTAGCTACGGTCGCTAATAGCGGGTATGCACAGAGTTCAACCGGAGTGGATGTGGTGTTTTGCACCGCGTCGTCGGGTGGCACTCTCTTGAACTATAAACTGACGGCGGGAACTTACGTCGCGACAACCGGAGCGGGGGAGTGGTGGATTCAGGTCCCAACCATAGGTCACAGCACAACGAAGATAATCTATGCGTTGGTCGGGAGCACGGGCGCGTCGGATTTATCGAATGAGGCGGGGGTATGGAGCAATGGCTATATCACCGTTGCCCATCTTTCCAACGGCACCACCCTGTCAGTTGCCGACTCACTAGGTACGAACAACGGCACAAACTATAGCTCGACGGCTGTAACCGGGAAGATCGATGGTGGCGCAGGTTTCGCAAGCGCCAGCAGCCAATACGAAAACTTCGGGGCATCCACAACGCTGGACACATCCAGTTTTACCTTTTCGGCATGGGCGAAGGGTACAACGTTTACGGGTGCGTACAATTCCGTGGTTGGCCGCGAGGGGTCATCGAGCTTCGGCGGCTACACGTTGCTTGTCAAGAGCAACGGCAAACTGGCCGTGTATGTCAACGAAGCGACTCCGGGCAACGGCTACGACTACGACGGCACAGGCTCGCATACTCTCAGTACCGGAACATGGTATCTGCTCGCGTTTACCTACACGCCGGGTGGTTCCTTGATTGGATATGTTAACGGAGCGCAGGACGCCTCCACCGCTGCGGGAGCGCAAGGGCTAAATGGCGGCGTAGCAAACGCTGTGTTGATTGGTAATTCTGTCACCGCAGGCCGTTTTTGGAACGGCTCGATGGATGAACTTCATTTTGCCAGTGTCGCACGCTCGGCAGATTGGCTGCTGGACGAGTACAACAATCAAAACGCGCCGACGAGTTTCTACTCCGTTGGCTCCGCTTCCCCATCAGCCGCAGTATCTCCAACCTATAGCCCGGTTGCTGGAACCTATAGTTCCACGCAGACGGTCGCGATCACCAGCACTACCAGTGGTGCGCAACTTTGTTGGAATACAACCGGGTCTCCCGCCACGAATGGACTTGGAACGGGATGCACCACAGGCACCGCGCTCAGTAATGGCGGCACGATCACGGTTAGCGCCAGCGAGACGGTGTACGCGGTAGCGGGTACGTCTTCACTCGCAGATAGCGCGGTTGGGTCTGCCAGCTATGTGATTGGCGGGAGTGCCAGTACCGCTAAACCCTTTGTCTGGATCGCTCAGTAAGGGGAGGCGGCTTCGGAGGTCTCATGATCGACTCAATGAGTTCGTTCGTCGAGGCAGTGAACAGTGTGCACAACGATGAAAGGAATGACGATGAAACAGATCTTTGGAAGTTTAGTTGCGGTCCTGCTGCTCTGCGGCTTCAGCTGCGCCCAGACCGGCCCGACCGTGCACAAGGTTGTAGGCAACTTCACGCAAAGCACTACGGCGGGTCTCACGGGAAACTGCTGGTACCGCGGCACGGCTTCGGGCACCTATGTTTTCCCCGGCAACTGTGGCGCCCCCTCCACGACCTTCACCGATGCTGCCGTGACTTCCGGGGCGACCTATTACTACGCGGTCACCGCGCAGATCACGGCAAGCGGTGTAACGGAAGAGAGCGGTTACTCCAACGAGATTAGCGCGACCATTCCAGTGAGCCCGGCCGCTCCCAAGTCGCTCAGCAATTCGCAAACCGCCGAACTGCGGCAACCGAAGAGCGAAGATGAGCTCGCCGATCTGACGCGCCGAACGAATGCCCTGCCCGACCTGGCGGGGATATGGGACGAGCTCCCCGAGCAGCCGCGGAGCTCCCCGGTATTGACAGCGACTGCGTTTTAGCTTTGCACAATGGGAATGGGGCTGGAGATGATCCCAGCCCCGCTACTGCCACTTAAGTCCGCTCGGGTCAAACTGCAGCACCTGCCAGCCTTCTTTGAAGTACTCCGCTTCGATCTTCAAGCTCTTCGCCGCCCTTGCCACGGCCAGCATCGTCCCGTAGCTGCGGAAAAAGACATAATCCGATGATCCATCCGACGCCTTGATCGCTCTGACCATGGTGATCGGTCCGTTATCCGCGCGCACTCTCAGCGCGCATCCTTCGATCCCACAGAGAAACTGCCCCTTCTTGATCTGCAGGTAGGCGCTCTTGCCAAACCGTGGCGAATCGCGAAAGCACAACATGCCGGTCGACCCGCCGTTGTAAGGAAAGCCAAAGTCCAGCCTGTTGATGGAGTCGACGCAGGCGAAACGAGTAGACTTGCCGGTGAGCGCGTCGGCCTCAGAGGTGTACTCCCAAGCGGTGGCAGGAGCCGTTGGCGCTGCAGCCAGGTTCGCCGGCCGTTCAGGGTCGACGAATGCAACGAGGAGGAACGCGAGCAAGACGAAAGCCAGCACCGTGGTCCACACCTTCGCCTGCGTGCTCATGGCGAGAAACTATACGCCTACTGCTTTTTATTCTCCAGCAAATCGATACGGGGGAAGGGAATCGGTCTGATTTCCACATGCCTGTGTAAAAGCACGGAGCATTCACCGATTCCAATTATTCCGCTATCGCTCTATAATAGCCGCTCTGAGTTGCAACATGACCCCTTCCGGATTCGACCCCGGAGGGGGTTCAATTTTGCACTTGACAACCGCAATCTTTCGGGATTACCATCTCGTTCGTGGGAAGAAACTTCAACCCCGAAATACGGGAACGCGCAGGGGAACTCTTTATTAGGGGCCTGAGCTACGCGGAAATCGGAAGACTTATTGGGGTTAGTCGCCAACGGGCCCAGCAGTTGATCCGCCCCCCGGCAGAGGTTTACGCCCGCGTCAAGGAACGGGCTGGTGCGAAATGTCAGCACTGCAAAGTTCCGATAGATTCCGGCCATGTGCACCACAAGAACAGCAAGAAGTTTCCAGAAGACTTCAACGACTTTCGCAGTCTTCTGTATCTCTGCCCCGAGTGTCACGCGTTAGAACATCACGCATCCGGCAGGCGGAGGAAGAGAATGCTCCTCGCAAAGAAATCAGTTACCCAGACCAAGGCGTAGATTTCAGCAACTCAGGAAGGTCGAAGATGTCCACCCAACCCAACCCTCAGCCCAGCCAGATCGGAGAGTTATTCGGATTCCCGGTCCATGCCTTTTTTTTGTCGCAAAATCGTTATAGACATAATATCTGTAGTCCGACCTCAAACTTTGGTACTTTGTGGGAAACCACAAGCTCCACATACTATCCGGGCGCGTTCATGGGCCCGGGCCAAGAGTTTGTCGAGAGGATCGAAACTCGGCTCCTAGAGTCAGAACTAAGGGAAGACACGGTGCAAGGCCGTGAAGAGTACCAGCTCGCCCGCCGAATCCTCCGCCGCGCCTACTTCGATAACTGCACTAACGCCTACCACTTAGCCTATGCGTGGATGTACGGCTCTACGCCTGACGTGATGACATACAAGCGTCAAGCGTATGCAGCCTTCCATCTGAAGGGCGAAGTGTGGCCGAGCTATCGATATTCGCGGCAGTACAAAGCTGCGTGCGCCAAACAAGCCCTTTCCCAGTTACCCCCTAAGAAACCAGCGGTTTCCGTGCGCATCAACTCGGCCAAAGACAAGACTGCGTAGTTCAAGAAGAGGTTTGTGTATGTTTCGAGAAGACCACTCAAGAGCAACCATCGAAGCGATGAAAGACGTTACCTCGTTCAGCCTCCCGTGCCATAGCTGCGACATGAAGTCCGCGCAGATCAAGGCGCAGTCGTACCGCGGGGCCATGTTGCTGGTCATTGCGGTAGTCGTTTCGGCAGTGAACGTCCTCTTGGTGATTGCGCTCCTGAGGGTGAGCCAATGAACCACATCGCGGTGGATTTCCTGAGTTTCATTGTCTCCGTGATTGTTCTGCTGGTGGTGGTCGGCATCGCACAACGCGCCCAGTTCGCGTGGCAGCAACGCTCCCCGCGCCGCCGCTCCAGCGCGTTCACCGTGACCAAGCTCGCCATCGTCATCACCATTGGCGGAATCATCGGGTTGCTGCTCGAACTCCAGAAGTGTCATGCGCTGGGGTTGTGCCGATGAGCGCGGGCCGCGTACCACGGTTGCCACCGCTCCAGGCTCAGATCCAGGAGCCCGAGACCATCACGGAGCAGTTCCACCAGCTCCTGCAGCTGCTTTACAGCGACATGCTGCCCATGACCTGCACGCAGAAGGACACGATCGCCAAGTTGGTCATCGCTTCGGTGGAGTCGGAAGTAGCGGCACGGATGAAGAGGTACCTGCAATGAACTTCTTCCGCGGACTACTCTTCGCGATTCCTCTAAGTCTCGCCCTTTGGGCCCTCATCATCTGGCTGGTGATGCGATGACGCCGGCCGTGGAAACAACTCCCACCATGCTCACCGAGTTCGCGATGCACGCGAATTCCATTCGTGACGCCGCGCGCAAGAGCGACGCCGAGGCAGTGGGCGGCCGCTTGCTCTTCGAGATGGCGGCGACCTGGAACGCTGCTGGCCGGGCCATCAATGGATTCTTCCGCATGCTCGTGCTCCTGCCGATGTTCTTCCTGCTGCAGATGGTGCGGGTTCTGAGCGCGGCGGATCGCTACCTGGTGGCGAAGGAGATTGCCCAGTGACGGCCTCTCCACGAACTGAAGAGCTCCTTGCGGCGCAGTGCGACCTGCTGATGAAGCGGCTCGAGCGCTCCGAACAAGACCGCGCCGCGATCCTCCAGCAGAACCGCGGGAACCTGGCCGAATTGCAAAAAGTACTGGCCCACGCGGTGGCCACGACGGACCGCGCGAAGTCAAAGGGGAGTGCGGATGGAAACGCTGTGGACCCTGTTGATACTTGGGATCTCGGTCGGGCTCTTGCTGCTGAGTTGGAAGAGGCTAGCGCCGCCGTTGCCGCGAGAACCACCGCCGAAGGAGTGACCCAGTGAGCCTGACCCCATCGCTTCGCAAGCTCGCGCTTGATTCGTATTCCTCGATCACCTGCCCGCATTGCGGACAACCGAAGAGTGGCCGGAAGAGTTTCTGCACAAAATGCTACTGGGCGCTCCCAGAAGCCGAACGCAAGGCGCTCTACAAGGCTTTCACGAGTGGTTATGCCGATGCTTGGGATGCGGCGATGACCTGGCTGCAGGCGGAGTCGGACATCCCGAAGGCGAAAGCCAAGCCGCCGTTGTAGGTCATAACGTTTTGAAGTTTGCCCACAGATGAGCGGGCAAGCGAGTCACCGGTTGTTGGAAGAGGTAGCCGGTGACTCGCAACAGAGATGCCAACCGAGAGCAGTAACCGGCGCTCCCAGGCCTCAGTAGGTTCCGAGCAGTTCTTGTGATACCAGCAGGATCGTTCTCCCCCTGGCTGGCGCGAGACGGAACCGAAGGCAAAGTGGGGTACAGGGCGCCGGATTAAAGGAACGAAAGGCAACGATGAAGACGGTTCCGGAAGAGAAGAAAAAGAAGTTCGATGTGCTGGCGATCTTCGAGAAAGTGTTCGGGAAATTCCGCAATCCCAATGAGCGCCAGCCATCGACCCACCGTCGCTGCCGTCAGTGCGGAAGCCGCTATCAGCTTTCTCGCGCTGCAGCGGCCATGGAGAAGTTCTCGATCTCAGCCAAGGAACAAGGAATCGAGATCCACCCGGCGCGCGTGAATCCCCAGCTGTTTTGCTCACCTGCTTGCGGCAGCCCCGCTCCCAAACCTCGAGAGCAGAAGGAATCTCGCCAGGTCAATCGCGCACGGCTCGGCGTGTCGGCTCAGGCGGAAATCAACCGGCAATATCCGAACGCACCGCGGCGCCAGCGTCGGCATGTCGCACGAATGCTCGCGCACGATCAGTTCAGACAGCTGCGCAGGACCGCGCAGTAGCTGCAAAACCTTCTTAGGAGGAAAGTAGCGTGCTTAAACCCGAACGATTGGAACTAGGCAGCATCGCTGGTGGCGGCGTGAGCGAGGTATTCGCCCACGAAATGCGCCGGGTGCTCGAGAACATTGCCGACCCGAACACGAAGGCGACGGCGAAACGCAGCATCACGGTCAAGATCGCGCTGAAGCCCAACGACGCCCGCAGCCTGACCGAGATCGAGTACGACGTGAAGACGTCACTTCCCGGGGTGGAGACGAAGAAGTCTTCGGCTTACATCGCGATGGACAAGGGCGAACTCAACCTCTATCCGTTCGACACGCGGCAGAATCCGCTTCCATTCGGCGAGCGCGAAGGACTCACCACCGAGATCGTGCCTCAAGCCGGCAAGGTCGCGACTCTGCCGCCCACCGCACCTTCACAGAAGGGCAACTAAGCGGCACCGGCACGCACGACGATTCGTTTTGAAAGGAAGCACCACGCGATGATCAAGGCAGCTCTGGAATATCTTCTGACGCTCGATAAGACCGAACGGTTCACGATGTTTGGCGATCGTGAATTCAGCTCGAAGGTTCTTCACGAAATCACACCCTCCGCAACACCAGAACCGAAGCCGATTGCGGTCTTCACACTCGAAGGCTTTGCGGAGCTTATTCGCCAAGAGGTCGATGGCGCCGCAGTGGATTTCGGCGATGGCGTTTTGATTCACGTCGTGAATTATGACCAAGTCTCGCTGATCAACAGAGAAACGGATGAGTGGGGCCGACGTCTCGCGCTCATCACCGCCAAACCCGTCCAGGTTGACTCCTTCAAGTTCAACACTTACCTCGAACAGGAGAACTTCATCATCGGTGTTCAGGCGCACTTCGCCAACTCCATCGACCGCGACTATGTGTTGCGGATCGCTTCCGGTTTGCAGAAGCAGGCATCCTCGCTCCATGAAGATGACGGGATCTCGCAGAAGGTCACCATCAAGGCCGGAATAGCGATGGTTTCGAACGAGATGGTGAAGCCGAGGGTTGGACTCTCTCCGATCCGCACGTTCCCGGAAGTTTTTCCACCCGCTTCGGAGTTCGTCTTCAGGATCCGCGCGGTCAGCGATCAGCAGCCCCCGAACCTCGGATTGTTCGAAGCAGACGGCGGCAAGTGGAAGGTCGAGACCATCAACGCCGTGCGCCGTCATCTCGCGACGTTCGCGCTCGATATTCCGATCATCGCGTAAGGAGCTCATGCAACCAAGCGAAACAGCAGCGGAAGCCGTAATCGGCACGGTGGTCTCGTTCAACGCGATCAAGGGTTACGGCTTCATCCGCCGCCATGACAACCGGGAAGAAGTGTTTGTGCACTACACCGCGATCTGCTCGAACGGATACCGGGAGTTGGTACCGGAACAGCGGGTCTCGTTCGATGTGAAGCCTGGGCCGCGCGGTCCGATCGCAAGCAACGTTCGAGTGCAGGGGTAAACCGATGAAGAAACTGGAATTGTATCGACAAGGGGACGTACTCATCCGGCGTATCGATGGCCTGCCGGAGCAAAAGGCCACCAACCGTGCGAGCGGGCACATTCTCGAAGGAGAAGCGACCGGGCATATTCACCGCCTGGAAGACGTACAAGCCGCCGAGGTTTTGGAGATCGAGGGCGGTCTCTATCTGAGGGTGGGTGATGAGGGAGTCCGGATCATCCACGAAGAACATTCGCCCATCACCCTGGCGCCCGGAAGCTACGAAGTCACCAGACAACGCGAATATGCGCCCGAAGAGATCCGCAACGTAAGGGATTAACCGCGTGGGCGGTGGTGCCGCCCACCATTTTCATTTCGATCTGGCAGAGGAACCAATGGCAATCATAGCGACGACGAAGGCAAGCGAAGACCTGGCACGGTACACCGCGGCATGCACTTATCCAGGCGTGATCGATGAAGCAGCCGTGGAACTGCACCTCGACCGTTACCTGAAAGCTCTCGGTGTCGAGAGAAAGATCGAGCGGCTTCGTGCCGATTGGAAGTTGGAGCAGCACCCTTCATTGAAGCGCTACGTGGAAGCAGTGCTCTCCGATTTCGCGAAGCGAAATCGCGCGATGGACGCGAGGGCCGCGATGGCCGCGATGGACGCGAGGGACGCGATGGACGCGAGGGACGCGATGGCCGCGAGGGCCGCGATGGACGCGATGGACGCGAGGGCCGCGATGGACGCGATGGCCGCGAGGGCCGCGATGGCCGCGATGGCCGCGATGGACGCGATGGACGCGATGGACGCGAGGGACGCGATGGCCGCGAGGGACGCGAGGGACGCGATGGCCGCGATGGACGCGATGGACGCGAGGGACGCGATGGCCGCGAGGGACGCGAGGGACGCGATGGACGCGAGGGCCGCGAGGGACGCGATGGACGCGAGGGACGCGATGGCCGCGAGGGACGCGAGGGACGCGATGGACGAAAACGAAGCCATCCAGCGCTTTGCTGCATGGTGTATCCAGTCGCCGGGCTGGTGGTGGTGGAGATTCGAAGCGTCGCTGCTGGCAACGACCTATCTCGGTGCGCGCCAGCTCGGTAAAGCCAAAGTGGAGGAATGGTCCGAGCCTATCTTCCACGCCTTCCTCGCCGGCGCGTGGGTGTTGCACTGGACCGAGGACACCCTCTATTGGTTCGCAAAGCCGACCGTTCACGTTGAAGAAGCCGCCACCGGCAAGCGCCTGCACAACGCGACCGGTCCGGCGCTCGACTCCGACATCGAGAACCTTCACTTCTGGCATGGCGTCATGGTTCCGGAGTTTGTGATCATGCGTCCGGAATTCATCACCGTCGAGCACATCCAGAAGGAAGAGAACGTCGAAGTCCGCCGGGTGATGCTCGATCGCTACGGAATCGCGCGTTACCTCGTCGACAGCAAGGCTGAGCGGATTCACGAAGACGAGTTCGGCGAGCTGTATCGCACCGAGATCCACGACGATGAACCGCTCGTAATGGTCAAGGTCTTGAACTCAACCCAGGAGCCGGACGGTTCTCGTAAGTCCTACTTCCTGCGTGTTCATCCTGAGCTTTGTCCATTGCAAACGGATGGCGATCTCGGAGCGCCGCAAAAGCTCACGGCGATGAATGCGATTGCCTCAACGTTCGGCCTGACCGGGGCGCAATATGCGCGCTCCCTCGCGCAGGAGTCTTAGGGGACGCATGAAAGCTCTGGGCAAAAACGAACGCTGTCCGATCCATAGCAGATTCAACTGCTGCGGCCGCGACGCGAAGAAGATCAACAGCTTCTCGAAGACGCCAAAGTTCAAGGCTCCGGTCACGAAGGTCGACGATGAGCATCATCCCCGCGGCTACCGGGAGATTCGCAACAAGGCCGAGATGAAAAAACTGCTGCACCGCAAGATTCGGGAGCAGAAGGGACTGTGCCCCGATCCAGAGATGGGCGGCTGCGGCCAGCCGTTCGAAAACATTGCAGACGTGGTCCCGGACCACATCGATCCGCGCGGCAATGGGGGAGCCTGGCGAGACGATCACCAGGACAACATTCAGGCGATGCATCGCTGGTGCAACTCTGCGAAGGGCAGTAAGCGCGTAACGGCTATAGCAGCAGATTTAGGTCCAACCCCATAGGAGGCGGCATGTTTGGCTGCTCTCACCCCGATCACCGAGAGATGGCGTTCGAAGCTCATCTGCTCGCACACGTAATGCACTTGGAGGAAATGATGGCAACGCAAGGAAACACATTCGCAACCCTCTCACAGCAGCTCACCGACCTCACCACAGCGGTGCAGGCAACCAACGCCGAGATCGCCACGCTCTCGGCCGACGTGAACGCCGAGATCGCCGCGCTTAAGGCGCAGATCGCCGCCGGCACGCCCGTTACCCAGGCGCAGCTCGATCAGCTCGCGGCATCGGTCACCTCAATCCAGACGGCCGTCACTACCGCGAATGCTTCGCTGACCACGGAAGACCAGACGGTCAACCCGCCGTCGACCGCAGCAGCTTCCGCGACCCCGCCGACTACTTAATCGTTGCTGTTGTTCCCCCAAACGGGGCGGCTCCTCCGGACCGCCCCACTTTTGAAGTTCTGCAGTACTTGAGGCGAGAGATGGCAGACTCAAAGATCGAATGGTGCGACAAGGTGTGGAACGCGGTGCGAGGCTGCACGCGGGTCAGTCCTGGCTGTGCGAACTGCTACGCCGAGCGCCAAGCGATCCGTCACTCCCGCCCGGGCGGCTCCTATGCAGGCCTGGTAAAAAGCACCAACGGACATCCGCAATGGACAGGGAAGATCAGGCTGGTGGAAGAGAAGCTGCGCGAGCCGATCGAATGGCGTAAGCCGCAACGTATCTTCGTGAACTCGATGAGCGACCTCTTTCACGATGGCGTCCCGGACAAGTTTATCGATCGCATGTTCGCTGTGATGGCAGTGGCGAACTGGCACACCTACCAGATCCTGACGAAACGGGCCGAGCGGATGATGACCTACTTACAGGATCCGCTCCTGCCCACCCGCATCAAGTCGGTGATGAGCAAGGTGACCGGCATGTCGCCATTCGCGCCGGTGATGCCGCTCAAGAACGTGTGGCTGGGTGTGAGTGTGGAAGATCAGCCGCGCGCTGACGAGCGGATCCCGCTGCTCTTGCAAACACCGGCGGCGGTGCGATGGATTAGCGCCGAGCCGTTACTCGGCCCAATAGACCTGACGAGGTGGATAAATGAAACCGACCGGGAACGAGGAGTTCGCCTATCAAGCGGTTTTGAACGGCGATTTGGCGATAGAGATGGACGGAACGATATGGCGGATACGCAAGCGCGGATGGGACAGATGGAAGAAGGAAGTAGTGAGCCGTCCCTGCAAACGCGTCCGCGCGGAAAGACCGTTCGGCAATTATCTTCAAGTTCGAGTAATGATCAACGGAGTTCGGGTTCATGTAGCAGCTCACAGGTTGGTTTACAGACACTTCAAGAAAGCGATTCCTCCCGGATTGACAGTGAACCACGAAGACGGGAAGAAGATGCACAACCATCCCGACAATCTCATGCTGGCGACGTATACAGAGCAACAGATTCACGCCACGAGAGTGTTGAAGGTTGGACACGCCTGCAATCAGGCGGGCGTGGCAAACTCGATGGCGAAATTGACGAACTCAGACGTAGCGCAGATCCGGACGAGGCGGGCGTTGGGAGAGAGATTGTTGGTCATCGCGAAGGACTTCGGGGTTTCGGACAGGACGGTGTCGAAGATCGCCCGAGGCCAGCTGTGGGCGAACTCTCGTGGTGCGTAATTGGCGGAGAGAGTGGTCCGGGCGCGCGCCACTGCGAACTTAAATGGATCGAGTCAATCATCGAGCAATGCAAGGCCGCTTCGGTTGCCTGTTTTGTGAAACAGCTTGGAGCGATGCCGGTCGTCGTCCAGATTGTTAAGCACGATCCGCCAATCCCATCCGGTAAGCGTGGCCAGAGGACCGAAACAATCACAACTCTTGGCCTTGAGAGCCGCAAGGGTGGAGACGCTTCGGAATGGCCGGAGCGCTTCCGAGTTCGCCAGTATCCGGCGGGGGCCCGCGGGTGAGCTGCGAAAAAGTCAACCTCGGTAACGGAGACTTCGCGATCGCTTGCGGACGTGGACGCCAAGCAAGGCCTGCACCCTGCAGCTTCTGCCACATGCGCCCACACACCAAGCTGTGCGATTACGGCTTTGGCGGCGGAAGAACCTGCGACCGGAAGATGTGCGATCGCTGCTCAACGGAAGTGGGCCAGGACAAGGACCATTGCCCAACTCACAACCAGGCGCGCCTGCCTTGGGACAAACAGGAGGATAAGCGATGAACGACCGCCTTCGCCAGATCACCGCCTGCATGGACCTTCTGGGAGAAATCCGGCGGCATCCGAATCGCACTACGTCCGACATGGTCGGCGAGATGGACACGCTCACCGAACTCCATGAATTGCTTTATGACGAGCACCACGCGGCGAGCAACCGGGCGGTGAGCGCATGACGGTAGTGGTAGGCCGCGCGTGGACGCCGCAAGACGAGGCCATCCTGCGCGAGATGTACGCGAAGGTCACGCCGGAAGAACTCGGAAAGTCTCTCGGGCGATCCGCCATCGCAATCAAAAGCCGAGCGAAGGTTCTCCGCGTAAAGCGGGACACGCGCAAGCCGTGGAGCGCCGAGGAATTGGCAATTGTGCGCGAGCAGTATCCGCACCACGAGACTTCCAAAATCGCCGCCGAGTTGGGGCGTACCGTGTCAGGCATTTACCAACATGCCGACAAAATAGGGCTGAAGAAAACGGCTGAATACCTGGCAAGTGAAGCCGCCTGTCGCCTTCGGCGCGGCGACAACGTCGGGAAAGCCTACCGATACCCAAAGGGTCACGTGCCCGCAAACAAGGGCCTACGTCGTCCTGGTTGGGCTCCTGGCCGCATGGCTGAGACTCAATTCAAGCCGGGCGTGCGCCAAGGTATCGCGGCGAAGAATTGGTGTCCGGTTGGAACGGTCAGGCCGGACGGCGATGGGTTTCTGAGGATCAAGATTCGTGAGTGGCACCCCGGAGAGAATACGGGATTCGGCAATACGAAAATCTGGCCGCTGCTGAATCGCCACATCTGGGAGCAGCACAACGGGCCCATTCCCGCCGGCCACATCGTGATTTTCAAAGACGGTAACCGTGCAAACTGCGTGATCGGGAATTTAGAGCTCATCACACTCGTCGACAACATGCGGCGTAATTCACTCCATCGCTACCCGAAAGATATCGCGCTCGCCATTCAGGCGGTCGGTGCATTGCAACGCCAGATCAATAAACGGGAGAGGCCCGATGCCAAGGAACAAGATGCAAGACCTACGTAACCACTTATTCGAGACCCTCGAGAAGTTGAAGGACGACGAAAAACCGATGGAGGTTGAACGCTCGAAGGCGATCTGTGGGGTAGCACATCAGCTCATCGAGTCGGCGAAGGTAGAAGTGAAATTTATGGAAGTGCACGGCGATGCTGTCGCGTCCGACTTCTTCGATAAAACGCAACAGAATCGACTGCAACTTGCCGGGATGAAGCCGGTGGCGAGAGCGTAGTGCAGCGGCTCGCGCGTCAAGGGCGCGGGTAGTGGGACAGAGGCTAGGAATGCGGGCGAGAAATATCAAACCGGGTACGTTTAAGAACGAAGTTCTGGGCACACGGGACCCATTGTTAACCCTACTCTTCCAGGGTTTGTGGTGCTTGGCGGACCGGGATGGAAGACTCGAGGACCGCCCGCTTCGCCTTCGGGCGGAGATCTTCCCTTACCGTGAAAATCTGGACATCGACGGTTTTCTCTCGGAACTTGAAAAACTGAAGTTCATCCATCGCTACTCCCTGGGTGGGGAAAACTACATTTCGGTGCTCAACTTCGCCAAACACCAGAGCCCTCATCACACGGAAAAGAAAGGTGTTATTCCACCCCCTCCATCATCACCGATAACTAACGGTGAATCCAACGTGATCACAACGTTGTGCTTCCGTGGAAATCCCCCTGATTCATTGATTCCTGATTCATTGATTCCTGATTCATTGATTCCTGATTCATTGATTCCTAGCGCCGAGCCGCCAAGCGACTCGCCGCCGGCGCCGGAACCCATCGCTATCAAACTCGCCCAGAACGACGGTAAACACTTCCCGATCGCCCAGGCACAGGCGCGTAACTGGCAGGAGCTTTACCCGGGCGTCGACGTGGCCCAGCAGTTGCGCAGCATGGCGGCCTGGCTCGACGCGAATCCGAAACAGCGTAAGACCCGTGGCGGGATGCTGAAGTTCTGCGTGAACTGGCTGAACCGCGAGCAGGACCGCGCGCCGCGCAACACCCACGATCCGCCGGCGAAACCTGTGGAGGCAGTGCGGCCGAGACCGGTGGATATGGGCCAGGTACTAGAGGCGTGGATGCGACAACGCGAGCGGGAAGGGCACATTGTGCAGGATGTTGGCAGGTTATGGCGCAAGGTGCAGGACGAACTGGAGAAGGAAATCAATTCGCACTCGTTCGCGATCTGGATCAAGCCGCTGCGTGCCGGGTACGTGACCCGCGAAGGCCACCTGGTGCTGTTGGCTCCGAGCGAGGAAGTGATCCCAGTGCTGATCGAGAAGTACGGCGCCGTGATAGTGGCGGCTCTACGACGGCTCGATGCGGAACTGGATGGCGTGGTGGTGAAAGCGGTGAAAGCCGAATCACTCGTCGAGGCCGCGAGTGTTTAACCCAATCCCCGACCTCGAGGACGAACGCTTCGAGAACCTGACGTCGCTGGAGTACCGGCTGCAGCAGCGGAAGCTTTTGAAGGAACTGGAACGTGAACGCGACCCGAAAAAGTACGACGCCGAGGTTTGGTGGAGGAGCCATGAAACAACTGAGTGATAGGGAATTACTGGTGATGGTGGTGGAGCGGATGCAGGCCTCGAAGCTGAGTCTGCGCCAGGTGGAGTCGATTGTCCGGACGGAAACGATCAAGGTGGCGCTAGCGAATACGGATGGCCATCTGGGCAAAGCGTCTCGAGTCCTTGGAATTCACCGCAACACCTTGATGCGTTCGATGAACGAGTTGCAGATCTCCGCGCGGCAGTTCAAGCAATCGCAGCGCAAGAAACAGGACTCGGTGGCGATCGAGTGCGCGCCGTTTCGAGCAGGCGCCCAGGTGGGAGCGTGAGCGCGCTATACAGACCCCCTCTCATTGGAAGGCTGCTCGGCCGGCGTTACGGCGACCGCTTCAACAAATGGCCGGTTTACGCGCGGCTGATCTTCGCCCTGTTTGGTTGGTGGCGCTTTCAATGGTCACCGCGCCGGAAAGAACTCTGCACTCCGATCTTCGCTATCGAGAGTTTGAAGGCATATCGCGACCCTTACACCGGCCTTACAGACACCGGGATTTGCCTTTATTGGTGCCCAACGATCCCAGTCGAAGGGATGAAGTATTTCCGCTTCGAGCACCAGTGGATCAAGAAGGTGGGAGCGTAGGTATGACAACCGCCGGGCTCGTAGTCACGGAAAGGCCGATTCTGTTCAGCGGATCGATGGTGAGCGCCATCCTCGAAGGGCGAAAGACTCAGACGCGCAGAGTCGTGAAACTTAGCTACCCTTCGCCGCTCGCCACCATTCGCCCGATAGAAGAAGAGTTCCTTTTGGAGCGCTGGCCGAGATGCGACCGGGAGATGCAGAACTTTGGCCGCTGCGAGCGTATCCATTGCCCTTATGGTGTTCCCGGCAATCGATTGTGGGTGCGTGAGACGTGGGAACAAGTGCATCCGGTTCAGGTCGGAGAAGTACGGTTCTCGCTCAAGGGCCGCGCTGGAATCCCCGGTCCTCCGCCAGTCGAATACCGCGTCATCTATCGCGCCGATGGGGAATACCCGCGCGTTCACTTTCAGACTGACGCTCCGACCTATCCGTATCGAACGGTCTGCTCAGGGGGTGACTGCGTGAAGCAACACCTTCACCCTGAAGAGGGTTGGCACGGCTGGATTCCGAGCATCTTTATGCCGCGCTGGGCTTCGCGTATCACGCTGGAGATCACCAAGGCTCGCGTGGAACGATTACAGAAAATCAGCGAAGAAGATGCGGTTGCTGAAGGGTGCCGCGCAGGGAGAGTTACCGGAAAGGACGTCGCCGACTTTCTCATCAGCGACGCCAGCCCAATAGAGAAGGAGTTAGCCAAAGCTCTCGGCCCTGGCGAGTTCACTGCTCGCCACGACTATACGCGGCTTTGGGATTCCATCAACGGCACGAAGCACCCGTGGAACAGCAATCCTTTGGTGTGGGTACTCGAGTTTAAGCGCGTGGAGCAGGCGCATGTCTAAGCGCGCGACGGCCTACATCCCCGAGCTCGGACGGCAGGGAGTGATGCGGGCCTGCACCGACCTACTTGATGCAGAGCGGATCCGCTACTACCGGATGAACTCCGGGAAGACCTTCGTGACTAATCCCAAGACCGGGAAAGGTCGAATGATCAAGGGCCAGGAAGAGGGAACCGCCGACATTCTGATGCACGTCAAGGTGATGGTTCCTCTTCCTGATCCATTGCGAGTTCCGTCGTCGAGTTGGTTTGGCGGGCCCAGCCATATGCAGTGGATGGAACATGGCCAGAAGATGCCTGTGACTTGCCCGGTGTGGATCGAATGCAAATCATCCGTGGGCAAGCTGAGCGACGAACAGATCGAGTTCCGACTAGAGGCTGAGAAAGCGGGCGAGTTATTCCTGCTCGTGAAAGACGCAGCCGAATTACAGCAGTGGATCAAACAGAACCGGGTGAAATGAAATGGTGCGGATGCGGCCGGAATATGTCTTCGACATCGTGCTGGAGCGGGTGCGGGAGTACCAGGCACTCGCCGATCGGGTCACCGCGATCCGCTGCGATGCCAGCTCCCGAGGCGGCCCGACCAAAACCGGCAACGTGATGGTGGAGTATATCGCCGACTTTCAGAAGTTGGGACGACGAACACTTAAGCCCTGGCCAAAGCGGGTGATCCTATTCGATCTCTACTTCGTGCAGAACCTGCCCTATCGGATGACCTCCGAGCGGATGAAGATCCCGATCGGCACACTGGATTACTGGGTCTGGAACATCAAGCGGTGTGTGGGGGAAGCGCTGCACGGTTCGGTGCTGTTTCCTCCGCGGCGCTACCGGGAGTTGGAAGGAGCGCGCCAGCGTGGCTGACACCGTAAATCACCCAAAGCACTATGGCGGCGACACGACCTATGAAGTGATCAAGGTCATTGAAGCCTGGGGACTCGGTTTCTGCCTCGGCAATGCGATCAAGTACATCGGTCGCGCTGACCATAAAGGCAATCGTCTCGAGGACCTCAAGAAAGCGGCGTGGTACCTCGAGCGGGAGATAGCAGTCATGGAAATGGAAGCATGAACAAAGATTCCGTAATGCGATTTATTACGCAAACGGGCCTTGGTGTCTTCGGGCTAGTAATGATGCTGCTCGCCATTGGGGCGATCGGGATTGCGGCGTTCCTGCTCTGGCGCATCTGGTTCATCGCGCTTCCCCTGGTACTAATTTGCTGGCTGTTTGGGCGCTATTTAGAAACTCACTGATAAAGGACAAAGGAAAACCAATGGCAACCACGATCACGAATCCTGACCTTGAAACCATCTTCAACGATGCCGCGGCGCAGCAGGCCGCTGCTTCTAACGTCCAGGCGGTTATTGACTCCCTAAACTCAACCCTCGCCCTGGACAAACAGCAGATCGCCCTGTTACAGCAGCAACTCGCCGCTGCGGGCAAAAGCGGACTCCCGAACTCCCCACTGTTCCGAAATCTGATGCAGCTCGCCAACCTGCAGAGAGCTGTCGGCTGGATCCTCGCCGGCGGGCAGGCCGGAAACTCTTCAGGCAATCCCGCCACGGGAACGAGCAAGTGGGTGGTGAATGCGGATGGCAGCGCGACGATCTCGGTCACGCCCAGCGCTCCAGGCTACAACTGCTACTGGTATTTGAAGACGCAGCTTCCGGCGCCCGGTGTGCGCCTAGTGGCTTACCACGTCGAGTATCGGCTGAGTGCGGCTGCCTTCAGTGTCCGCAACGCTCTCGAGAACGAGGCGAAAGACTACGACGGCAGCTCGGCGTTCGACCTGGCATGGCAGTTGGACTTCAACACCATGACGCTGCGCTGGTTCGATTATCTCAACAGGGCCTGGATCGACAGCAAAGTGCCCTTCACCTATACCCCGGGCGACTGGATAGCCGTGGATGAGTTGTTCCTGATCGACCCGGTAAATGGGACGAAGACGAATCTCGGCATCGCGGTGAATGGGAAATACAGCCAGGTCAACGCACCACAAGCCGGGAAAGCCGATACCTCGAAGCCGTGGTTCCTAGCAAGCGTGCAGTTGGACACGACGAAGGGCCAGGCTTATTCCTGCGACGTGAACAACATCGGCGTGATCTGCCTATAGCGCGCGGAAACCAGACTGAACGAAATGCTTAACACCAGGAGAGAGAACTTGAAACCGACACTGATGATCATCCCGGGAGTCCTGACGCTCATCGGCATCGCCTTTGCCGCCGATGAGAAGAAACCAGCCCCGCCCTCCGCACCGCCGGCAGTCACCGACGCGCAGAAGCTTCAGTTCCGCACCCTGCAGAATACGGAGCTGCAACTCGAAAACCGCATGAAGCAGATGCAGATCGACTACACGGCCATACAGGAGCAAGGCAAGCAAGCCGGCGCCGCGCTCGACAACCTGCAGAAAACCCTTTGCCCGGCCGCGGGTGACAAGACGTTCCATCTCGACCCGCAAACGCTCGATTGCGCAGCGGACCCGGCGAAGAAATGAACAGGAGAATTATGGACACACAACGCATCATCGCCGATCTCACACAGGAGCGCGATCGCATTACGGTTGCGATCAACGCTCTCGAAGGAACCAGCCAACCAACCAAGTGCCGCGCCCCAGGACGTCGCCACATGAGCGCCGATGCCCGGGCCAGGATCTCGAGCGCCATGAAACTTCGCTGGGCGCAGCGGAAGAAGAACAACCTTCGACATTTTGCCAAAAAAGTTGCGTAAGTAAGCCCCGGCTATCGCATAGCCGGACAACCATCAACAACTAAGCCACAGGAGATAAGTTATGGATACGAGCACCAAGCAATCCCCTTTCAACGAGAACGCTCTCCGCGAAATTTGCAGAAGCTATGTCCAGAACAATCCCAACGCTTCTTTGAACGACTTGTTGGAATCGCTGAACTCCCCTGAAATCCAAGCGATCGCCCGCGGAGTCTACAAGGAAGTTCACACCAAGGCTGCGTAGTCCTCTGGGCCGGGGTTCACAAGGGCCCCGGCTCTGTTTTCCGAAACCATTGTGGAGAATGTGCTAATGACCAAACTGCCAACGAAAAGTATTCCATTGAAATTTCGGAGAGTGCGGAACCTGCGGACGCAGAACGGTGGCGAGGCGTGGGCTTACCTGGACAAAGGTGGCGTCGAAATCTATTCCTCCCGCCGAGACAATATGATTCGGTTGACCGCGAGAAAGCTGCGGCAATGGCTGACGTTAATCGAGAAGCCTAGTTAGTCACATGACGGCGGCTGAGAGGTCGCGCACGGCGTGGAAATCACAGAGGTGCAACATGGAACAATACGAGGCTTATGTCCACATCGTTGATTCCTCGATTGAGCGAATCTGGTGTGAAATTAACAGAGGAAACGCTGTTAGGTCCGGATATGAAGCACAGTTGCTGGTTCGTAATGCCCTGTTTGCGTTCCCGTGGTTGAGGGAAACCCGCAGTATGGCCGCGGCTGCCGCGTAGCAGGGCGAGTAAAAGGTGAAATATGGAAGAATATTGGGCTTATGTCCGCATGCTTGATTTCTCGATTGAGAAAATCCGGCTTGAAATCAGCAAAGGAGACGCTATTAGGGCCGGATGTGAAGCCGGGTTGCTGGCCGACGCCGCCCTGTTTACGTTTCCGTGGTTGAGGGAAACCTACAGTAAGGCCATCGCCGCGTAGCGAGGCGCTTCGGTTGGCTGTTCTTGGAATAGCGATGACGGACGAAAAGAAGATCGAATCCCTGAAGCTCTGGTATGCGCTGTTCGTCTCGGTCATCGATTCGAACGAGCCGGCACACATTCAACTCCACAACCTTCGGCTCATTCGCGAGCGGATCGCGAAGGAATCGCCGGACCTCGACAGAATGGTGAAACAGTGAAGCGCGCCAAAGACTGGCTGTTCCTGAAATGAAAGTGCACCTGGTGCCATCGTCCGAACCACTGAAGCCCGGGAAGCCAACCGAAGCCGCGTGCGGTAAGCCGATCGAGGAGCCGGAGTTCGTCTTCACCTACGAAGGCGATCTGCGGCGAATCGGAGATCTCAGCACGTTGGGAAACTGCACGAAGTGCGTCAGATCGAAGATTGACGGTCGCTACCTTTACGGCGTGATCGATAGGAAGCTATAGGCCCCATGACCCATTGTCCTTGCTGCTCGAACCTGCTCTACCTGCACCGTGGAGTGGTGACCTGCCAGATCTGCGGTGCACAGTTCCAGGTCGAGGTTGAAATGTTGTCTCCAAGCACTCTGACACAGGAGGAGCTCGCCCGGCGCCGGAATAGACATACATAGAGGAGAAATCGTGAAACTTAGCCCCCTGGAGAAGCCATGACACTCACGAAATCGCAGAAAGAATTTTACTGTGGATTTGCTCTAGCAATTGGAACCGTGATACGTGGCGGGTGCGAATCTAGTGGCGTCGATGCGATGGATTCAAACGGTGTGACGCTGGAAGACCTAATCGCAGCGGGTGCTGATTTGTTCGACTTGGAGCCCATCAGCGCCGAATACAAGCTGCAAGGTCGCCGGCAGGATGGTCATAAACTCACCCTCGCGGAGCATGAAGCATTGGAGGAGAAGCCATGAGCCTGGAAGCGATTCGAGCACGAAACCACCAGTTCCCGTTTGAGGACATAACTTTTCTGATTGGCGAAGTGGATCGGCTGCAAAGCGGTCTCACGCTGAAGAACCTGGAGTCTAAGTGGCTAGCGGACGGCTCGGTTCCGAAGGGTGCAAAGCTCTTGGAGGCATGGCTTCGTAACGGGGAGATCGTCGTAATAGGCGACCCAGACGAGCAGCCAGATCACAACTGCGATGCGATGGGGTGCACATTCTGGCACGTCATTTACAGAGCAGCATTGGAGAAGACGCCATGACTAACAACTACGGTGTAGACTGGCAAGCATTGAGGTCCCAGCCCAACGAATCTTACCGGTGTGCGTGGTGTGGCTGGCCGCTTTACGACTCTCCCGATAAGGGATGCGTGCGGGGAAGTTGTTCCCAACGCCCGCTACCCGACCACCTGCAGGATAGAGCTCGCGCACTTGAAGAAGCGCACTCGCTGATCGCAACGGATTACATCCTCACGCACTATCCAAGCCCGCAGCCAGCGAAATCTCCCACCGAGATCCAGCAGGCGCTGCATGAGATGGGGAAGATAGAGTGTGCCTCTTTCGAACAGGCCCGATTGCTCAGAGATCAGATTGACAAGGTGCGCGAGCTTCTGAGAGGAAGTCATGACTAACCCAAAGAAAGAAATCCCCGTAACGGTAAGTTCTGGCAATGTATTTGCCGACTTCGGAATCCCAAATGCGGATGAACTCCAGACCGAGGTACAAATTGCATTCGCCCTCAATGCATCGCGTTGTACTCCAGTTGTAGCGAAAGAGGAGAACCAACCTCCCCCCAAGCCACCCAGCGCAAGAGAGTGGCTAATAGACGAGCGGAATAACAACAGCACAGAAGCCTTCGCCAAAATTATTGACCATTGGTTTGAGGACTTGCTCGACGTGATCGAAGACTATTCCGAGACAGTAGCCGCTCCGCTTAAAACAAAGATCGTAGAGCTGGAGTGCGAACTTGAGAAGTGCAGAAAGGTGAAAAAGTGAGTGTAGCTTGTGACAACTGCGGAAAGCCTGAATCGGATCACGTTCAGGGCCGCCACTGCTGGGCTTCGAGTGCGGAAGAGTTCGCACCGAGCGAAAGCCGTGTGGAGGAAGCCGTGAAACTGACGAAAGCGCAGAAGTCGTGGGCATCTCTTTATTCCCTCGAGACTGGGTATCCCCCTACGCTTCGCACCGATGCGCCAACGTTCGATGAGTTCGCGTGGGCAAATATCAACTGGTTTGAGGCGTGGTCGAAGGACGTTATGAACCAAATTTCCAACCCGCCGACTACCGAGGAGGAGCCGTGACCTGTAAGGATTGCAACGAAGCTGCCCGTCACGCCTATTCAGACGCAACCACGCCGGGATTCTTCTCACCGAAATGCGAGAAGCACCGCGAACACGCCGCCTCAGACCCCAAGCCGCCCAGCGCAAGAGAGTTCTACGAGCAAGTGTGGAGCAGACAGCGGGAGGAACGGCAGCCCAGCAAGCAGGATTTGGGGACGTGGGAGGCCGCTTTCGACTTTGCAGAGGCATTTGCACAAGCGATCAAGTTACGACTCAACGGGCTCGCGAAAGTCAACCATGCTGCAAGCGAAGAAATTCGCGATCTTCGTGCGCAATTGCTCCGAATCCGCGCGGATCAGGCGCTGCAAGGGAAAGAAAAATGACTATAAGCGCAAGAGAGATTGCTACACGAATCCTCGCCGTGACAATTATGGTTGATCCAGGAAACAACCCGTATCAACTGAACGAAATTGCAAAAGAACTGACTGCCTATGCCGAGACAGTAGCCGCTCCGCTACGGAAAAAAATTGAGCGGCTGCAACTCGGCCTCGGGACACTTACGCAGGATTGGAAATTACAGAAGGCTCGACTGAACGGAGCCGTGCGGATGCTGAAAAACTGTAGGGAAAAGAAAGACGCTCTGGAGAGGTACGCCCAGCACCTACCAGACAAACTGGAAGCGCTTGAGCTGCTATTGTTGAAACTTTACAGCCTTGAGCGGGACGAAGATCCAGAAGAAGAAGGTTCTCTGAGCCTCATAATGGCCTGTATTCACCAGGTGTCGTCGCTTCGCACGTGCGGGCTGGATAAGCTCCTATGAGCGTTCCGGAAGCCAAAAATGTGTGATGCGCCACTGTTCACCTTGGGTTGTTCTACGTGGAACAAAAACCACGTTTTTCGCATAAAAGACCCATATAGGGATTGTCGCTAACAGCAGAGTGCGTAATAGTTATGCCAGACTGGCGGAGTTGCCGAGCGTAAGTCTTACTACCCGTCGCGCCCAGCGACATTTTTAGCCGGCAACTCCGTCGCAAACGTACCGCATAAAGGCTTGAACCAAAACAGGTTCGGGCTTTTGCTTTTAGAGACGCCCCACGGCCAATCGATTGCGTGCTTAAACGTTGAGGAAACCTATGGAATCGAAGCGCCCGCTGTGGGAAAAACTGACACCACGCGAGCAAGCTCTCCTCGGCTGGCTAAAGATGGGGCTGACCTACAAGGAAATTGCCCCCCAAATGGACGTCAGCACCGATTACGTAAAAAAGATGACCGCCCTGGTGGCTGAGAAGATCGCCGCGAATAATCGCATCCATGCCATCGTCATCCTTCTCGAAGAAAAACACGCAGCCGAACGACGGTGTAGCTCGAATGAATAACGGCACATTGATCACCGATTCTCACTTCACGGTGCAATTCGAGCGTCTTTCGCCGCGCCTGAGATCGATTGCCGTGCTGATTCCGTCTGGAATGACAAATCGGCAGATTGGCGTTGCGGTGGGGACGACCGAGAATGTCGTCAAGAAGTACATGAAAATGCTCCTGGATAAACTCGGTGCCGAGACCAAGCTCCAGTTGGCAGTCCTAATCGCGGAAATGCAAGTTTCGAGGAATGCCGTGAGCTCATCATCTAGCAGTTCTAATTCGACAATGGAGAGTTGGGTGAGCGGATAAACCGCCGCACTGCTAATGCGGTATGCCTGAACAAGGCATCGCTGGTTCGAATCCAGCACTCTCCGCCAATTTCGGAGGGCGCCGCTGAATGGCCGGCAACTGGATCCGAAACCCAGGGTGACGTGATGAGCGTCAGGAGTTCGATTCTTCCGCCCTCCGCCAAGGTTCACGAGGAAATTATGGACACAGACACGCACACAACCAACGCCACCGTAGCTCAATTGGTAGAGCAGGGCTCCCGTAAAGCCACGGTTGCAGGTTCGATGCCTGTCGGTGGCTCCATTTCATAAAGCTCCTGCCAGCAGGGGAAGCCAGAAGCGCAGCGGCGAGTATTGCGCGCGATTGATTCGCAGGCAAAACCGTATAACTGCCGACTATGAATTACCGGTAGCCGCGTAAACGCCAGGGCCGAGATCGCGACATCTCGGCCCAAAGCGTTCCGATGAAAATCCACATGAAATATCTCGGTCTCATGCTACTTATCGCATCGTCTTTCGCTGCCGGCCAGTGGGCCGAGAACAAGCGCCACGAGGACATGACCTGGGCGGAGAAGACGAATCTCTTCGAAGCGCACCAGCAGGTGCTCGAGGCGGAGCAGCATTTCGCCGATGTCGAGCGCGAGATTCGCGAAGCGCACGGGCAGTCGAAGAACGTTGATGTCGAGATCTACGGGGATGGCGTGATCGTGGTCGAGAACATGGTGAGCAATTGAGATGAATCGTCCACTCTGGAATTTACTGACACCACGTGAGCAAGGTCTACTTGGCTGGCTGAAGACCGGGCTGACGTACAAGGAAATCGCCGCGCAAGTGGGCCTAGGCCCCGATTATCTAAAAGTGATAGTCAGCCATGTGATTGAGAAGCTCGGCGCGAATAATCGGCTCCACGCCGTCGTCATGCTTCTCGAAGAGAAATTCGCAGCCGAAAAGCAGGAGCTCACATGCATAGCGGCACATTGATCGACGATCAGATGGCCCTGGTTGATCGGATACTGCGCGAGAGCGAGACGCGCGTCCTGATCGCCAAGGAAATGGAAACCAAGATCGTGATCGATTGTCTGGTCGTCCCTGGGCCATTGATGGGGTCTGCTGCCTGAACGAGTGTTGCTTAATCCACACGAAGGAGGCCGGCGGAGATTGCCAGAGCTGGTATTCGTGGCCGGTTTCCATTTCCATAATGAGCAGACGCCTTTACGTAGGCAGCTCGGAAGAGACCGGCCTCGAATGCTTATCCGCGCCTTCTATGAATCTCATCGAGCACAATGATCGTGAGCAGTCGCTGAAGTGCACGCAGTGCTCGAAGAAGAGGTTTGTGGATCGCCGCGACTGGATCTGCCCGGAACGAAAGCTCAGCATTATTGAGCGGTTCAAGGAACTGCACGCTGACTGCGTTGCCCAGGTTGAAGCCGCGCTGCGCATTAAGTTCTTCGCGCGCCCTTTTCGTGCGAATGCGATTGCAGGTTCAGTACAGAGAAATAAATTGATCGGCGGCAGTTAATGCCCACTGCTGCAAGGAAACCATGTAGCCAGCCAGGATGCGGCGAGCTGGCCGATGGTCGTTATTGCCCAGGTCACACCAAGATCAACGTGGTAACCGTCCAACGGAAGCAGTACGACGCCAGCCGGGGAAGCTCGGCCGAGCGCGGCTACGACTGGGAATGGCGAAGGCATCGAGAGTGGTACCTGAACAGACACTCGATGTGCGAAGCCAGTAAGGGCTGTGATCAGCCAGCCAACGAAGTGCACCACATCATCAGGCTGAGCGACGGCGGCGACAAGTTCGACCCAGCCAACATGCAGGCATTGTGCAAGTCGCACCATAGCAGCAAGCGTGGCCAAGGCGGCCGGGTGTGACGTATGTAGGGGGGATGGGGGTCTAAATCCTCTGGCGCGTCAGCGCCGCGACCAAGCGCCGCCCAAGATTTTCAATTCTCCAAAATACAAGTTTTGGAATATTTGGTTCTGGAGATGGTTTTCGGGAGAAAACGAGCATGGCGCGACCAAGAACAGCGACGGCCATCCTCCAGTTAAAGGGTTCCTATAAGAAACACCCGGAGCGGAAGCGCAAGAACGAGCCCATTCCGACCGGGCCCCTGGGAGATCCTCCGAAGTTCCTCAGTAAAGGCGAAAAGGCGGCTTGGCTCGACCTCGCGTCGATCATCCCGCCAGGCGTGCTGATGAATTCCGACCGGTGGGCCGTTGAGATCGCCGTCCGCATCATGGCAAAGGTCCGTGATCCCAAGGGCGGCATCGGCGGCAAGTTTGGTGCGAGTGTTGGCGAAGTGGCGCAGATGAATGGCCTTCTCAGTCGGATGGGCATGACCCCGGCGGATCGATCGAAGGTAGGAGTTCCAGAGCGTGGCGACGAAAAAGACCCGTTCAGCGAGTTCAGGTCGTCCGGCGCCGGCGCGAAAGGCAAAGCGACGATCATCGGCAACAAGCCTAACTAGCGGCTCGCCGCACGTTCAGCGTGCGAACAAATATGCGCGCGATATCGTCGCCGGCAAGATTGTGGCGTGCAAGTGGGTGCACCTGGCGTGCGAGCGCCACCTGAGAGATTTGCGCCGAAGCAAGACCAAGGAGTTCTTCTTTCGCTTCGATGCTGCCAGGGCCGAGAAGGTCTGCCGCTTCATCGAGCTGATGCCGCACACCAAGAACAAATGGGCCGCGGCCCGGTTGAAGATCACGCTCGAGGGCTGGCAGTGTTTCGTTGTATGTAGTATTTACGGATGGATCAGCAAGAAGTCCGGACGTCGTCGTTTCCGCGAAGCAACGGTCATCGTGCCCCGCAAGAATGGCAAGAGCCCGCTCGCCGCCGCGATCGGCGACTACATGTTCTTGGCGGACGGCGAGTTTGGCGCCGAGGTCTATAGCGGCGCATCAACAGAAAAGCAAGCATGGGAGGTCTTCCGCCCAGCGCGCCAAATGGTTCTGCAGACGCCTGACATGGCGAAGCGTTTTGGCATCACGGTTGGCGCCAAGCAGATGGCGGTGATCGGTGATTCCAGCCGCTTCGAGCCGGTGATTGGAAAGCCTGGCGACGGCGCTGCTCCGTCGTGCGCGCTGATTGACGAGTATCACGAGCACCCGGACGCAACGCTATACGACACGATGAAGACCGGTATGGTGGGTCGCGAAAACCCCATCCTCTTGGTCATCACCACTGCCGGCACCGACCGCAGCGGCCCGTGCTATGCGCTGCAAAAAGATTTAGAGAAGGTCCTCGAGGGGACGGTCGAAAACGAGAACTGGTTCGGCATCATCTACACGATCGACGAGGGTGAAGACTGGACCAAGCTTGAATCGCTGATCAAGGCGAACCCGAACTGGGGCGTCTCGGTGGACCCGGAGATCCTCACTGCAGATCATCGCGAGGCCATTCGGAACCCGCGCAAAGAGAACTCGTTCAAGACGAAGCACCTGAACATCTGGGTGAACGCGGACGAGCGCTGGATCACGCAAGCCGCATGGGATGCGTGCTGTGACCCAAAGTTGAAATTGGGGGATTTTGAGAAACAGGAGTGTTTCATCGGCCTCGATCTCGCGAGCAAAGTCGATCTCGCGAGCAAGATCATCGTTTTCCGTCGCGACCTTGAAGGCTTATCAGAGAAAGACGGCCAAACGATCGTTGCCACGCGGCACTACTACGTGTTCGGCTCGCATTACCTGAACGAATCGAAGGTGCAGGAAGCGCATGGTACGCACTATGCCGCCTGGTCGAATGCCGGCCAGCTCATCGAGACGCCCGGGAACGAGACCGACTATGTTTGGATCACCGACGATCTGGTTGCCGACGCCGACCGGTTTGTAGTTCTCGAGGTACCACACGATCCCTATCACGCGGCACCGCTGATGCAATTCGCGCAGGCCCGCGAGGATTGGAACCGAAACGTCGTTCCGGTCGTCATTGACCAGAATGTTCGCAACATGTCCGCAGCCATGAAGGAATTAGAGGCGGCAATTGCATCTGTGCGGATCCACCATGACGGCGATCCAGTGCTGGCGTGGGCGATGAGCAACGTGGTATGCCGCAGGGACCGCAAAGGCAACATCTTCCCGACGAAGGAACGTCAGGAAAATAAGATCGACCCTGTAACTGCGTTGCTAATGGCGGTTTTACGGGCGTCTGTAACCGCTGCACCAAAGGGCACGCCGAGGATTTCCGTTCTATGAAAAATCCCAGCAACATCCTGGCGGTCTTCGGCGCTCTTGCCGTGGTCGCCGGCGTCAGCATGCTCAACATCGCAGCTGGCGTGATCGTGTTGGGCATCGTCCTCGTTCTCGGGGCAGTGGCCACCGCCCGCGACGAAGCGGCCAGCGCCAAGGCCGGCGCCAAAAAGAAGGCGGGTAAACCGTGAGCCTGATTTCTTCGCTGGCCAAGAATGTTCGTGCGTTGACGATGGAGGATCCGGCACAACCGCTTCAGCCATACAGCGTGTTAATGGACATGCTTGGTATGACGATTACTGACAGCGGCATGATGGTCAATGAAAAGACCGCGATGCGTCAGCCGACCGTGTTGGCATGCGTGCGGGTGAAGTCACAAGGGCTGGCGTCGCTCCCGCTTTGCGTGTACGAGCGGACGGCAAAAGGCAAGCGGCGCGTTACCGACCACCGGCTGTATCCGATCTTGCACGACGAGCCGAACCCGCAGATGACCTCCATGGCCATGCGGGAAGGCGCTGAGGCGCAGCGTCAGCTTTGGGGCAATCTTTATCTGGAGATCCAGCGTGATCGCGCCGGCCGCGCTACTGGCTTGTGGCCGCTGCCCTCCGATCGCACACATCCAGAGCGTACCGATGGGAACTTGCGCTATGTAACCACGGCGACGCCGCAGGGCACACCGCGTTACATCGCTCCGCAAAACATCATCCACGTGCCAGGCATGGCGTTCGATGGGCTCGTGGGCATCTCACCGATTCAGCTCTGCAAACAGACCATTGGCCGTGCCCTGGCCATGGACCGATTTGGGGCGCAGTTCTTCGGTAACGGTGTTCGGCCAAGCGGCGCGTTTGTCTATGCCGGCGGTGAACTGAACTCCGAGGCCCGCAATAACCTGCGGCAGTCCTTACAGTCAGCGGCGACCGGTGCCAATGCTCTGCGGCCGCTATTGCTCGAGAACGGGTTGGAGTGGAAGCCAATCTCGGTGCCCCCCAACGAGGCGCAGTTCGTTGAAGCGATGGCGCAAATTATTGGCGATATCGCCCGAGCCTTCGGCGTGCCGCTGCACTTGATCCAAGATTTGACGCGCGCGACCAATAACAACATTGAACAGCAGGCCTTGGAGTTCGTGATGTACGGCCTGCGTCCAGATGCTATTAAGTGGGAGCAGGAACTTAACCGCAAGCTTTTCGACGGCACTGATTATTTCTGCGAGCACTCCATGGAAGGCCTCTTGCGCGGCGATTTCAAGACCCGTATGGAAGGCTACGCGACGCTCTTCAACACCGGCGCAATTAGCCCGAACATGATTGGAGAGCTGGAGAATTGGAATCCGATTCCGACCGGCGAAGGTGGCGATCTGCGGTTCGTGCAGGTCAACATGCTCCCATTGGAGATGATGCAGAAGATGGTCGACGAGCCTCCGCCAGCAGCACCGGCGCCAGGAAGCGACGACGGCACTCCCAACGATTCTGGCAGCAACCAGGGAGGCGGTGACGGCACCCCAGGCGATACAAATTCGGCGTTGCGTCGCGATCGGGTCAAGAATGCCTGCCGCGCGCTGTTCCGCGACGCCGTTAACCGAACGATCAGTCGTTCGAAGCGAGATCAAGAGACGGTGGCGCGCATTTGGCGTCCCGCCATGGGAGTTGCAGCCCAGCTCACCAGCCTTTGCACGGTAGGTGCGGATGAGATCGCGGAGCCTGTTTCGCGGGCTGCAGGGGAGCGCAGTGAACAGATTTGGCAGCGGGCTGCAGGGTGGAAGCAGGAAGAGGCAGCGATGATCACAGAGGCAGAACTCGACGGGGCTTACGCCTCGCTGAGCAAGGTCGCTTTGGAGGGAAGTCGATGAAGCAACACGCAATCAAGCGGATGTTCGCGGCAAAGAAGCAGGCCAGCGTCCTCGAACTGTTCATTTACAGCGAGATCGGCGAAGACTGGTTTGGCGAAGGCATCACGCCGCAGAGCGTCACCGACTCCATTAAGGCCGCCAAGGCAGACGGCGGCTTTGACAGCATCGCTGTGCACCTCAACAGCCCCGGCGGTTCGGCCTTTGATGGTGTGGCGATTCATAACGTGCTGCGCCAACAGAAGGTTCCCGTGAATGTGATCGTCGAAGGTCTAGCGGCCTCGGCGGCCTTCACAATTGCCATGGCCGGCGACACGATTCAGGTCTGCGACGGCGCCATGATGATGCTGCATAACGCCTGGTCCATCGCGATGGGCGACGCTGCCGACATGCGCTCCATGGCCGATACGCTCGACAAGGTCAGCGGCTCCATGCGCGACGTGTACAGCAAGCGTTCAGGGCTCGCAGCCGGCGACGTAGAAGCTCTGATGAGTGCCGAGACCTGGCTCTCGCCGCAGGATGCCGTCGAAAAAGGCTTTGCGGATTCGGTCATGTCGACCACTCCCGAGAAGTCGAAGGAAGCTTCGGCGCTGGTCTCGCAATTCAATCTGGCGAAGATGTTCCAGCATGTTCCTGACTCTCTGAAGGCGTCCAGCACCGCCTGCCAATGCCCATGTTCGGAATGTGCGCACGGGGATTGTGCCGGCTGCAGCCACGACGGCTGCGATTGCGTCGGCTGCCAGTGTGATGAAGCCGAAGAGGCCCAAGCCAGCGCAGACAAGAAGAAGACCAAGCGCGTTGACGGCGAAGACTTGACCATTGGCGACTTCGCCTATCAAGGTGACCCGAAGAAGACGGCGGAGTGGAAGCTGCCAATCAAGTTCTCCACTGACGAAAAGACCAAGACCCACATCCGCAACGCGATCGCGCGCTTCGACCAGACGGACATGTCGGACAAGGCGGAGAAGGACAAGGCCTGGGACCGCATCAAGGCCGCCGCGAAGCAGTACGACATCGAGATCAGCAAGGATGCCACCAGTCAGGCAAAGAGCGGCATTCAATCTGCCGCTGTCGATCCCGATGATGATGGTGACGACGATTCCGCGATTGTGGCTGCACTGAACTCCGCCGCCTCTGCCTGCGAGGCCTTTGCCGACACGCTCTCGACGGCTGCGGATGACTACACCTCGGAATCGCTGAAAGCCGTCATCGCCGACAGCGAAGACGTGACCGTAAAAGTGAAAGAAGCGGTCAACGGCGCCCACAAAGAACTCTCCGAAGGCGACGACGCACAATCGAGCGCCATCCGCGAGCGCACTCTTCGGCTGAAGGAGCTGACGCAGCCAGTCGCGTAACAGATTTCCCAACAAGTTCAGAGAAGGGCACCCGAAACCGGGTGCCCTTTCTATTGGAACCAGATTCCGCCGGACGCGGGATTTGGACGGCCTCGCCCGACGCGGTGCCGCGGCAGCACGCACCACAAATCGACCAAAAGGAAAAAGACAATGAAATTGAAAGAATTGGTAGAAAAGCGGGCACGGGCGACCGCCGAAATGCGCTCCTACCTCGAAAAAGGCGACACTGCCAAATTCGACGAGATCAATGCAGAAGTCGAGAAGCTGGACGCCGACATCGCGCGTCTCCGCACGGTGGAAGCCGCGGAGAAGGCGCAGGCCGCTTTCGCCGACACCCAGCCGCCTCCGATGGTCAACATCGGCGGCGCCGTGAGCGAGGAAGATCAGGAAAAGCAGAAGAAGGAATTCGCCGCCAAATACGAGAAGGTGTTCTCGAAATATCTGCGGCGCAACGTCGGCGGGCTGACCACTGAAGAGCAGCAGCTCATCGAAGGCAACTACCGCTCTGCGGATGGTCGCTCGATCCGCGCTGCACAGACGGAAACGACCACCGGTGGTGGCTACACCATCCCCCAGGGCTTCAGCGGCCAGTTGGAAGTGGCCATGAAGTGGTTCGGTGGGGTTGACGGTGTGGTTGGCAGCTTCGAAACTGAGACTGGCAATCCGCTGCCCTGGCCGACGATCAACGATACCGCGAATATGGGACGCATTCTCGGCATCAACACCCAGCTGACCGAAACCGATATGACCTTCGGACAGGTTATGTTCGGCGCCTTCACCTTCTGCTCCGACTCGATCCTGATTCCGATCCAGTTGATTCGCGACGCCTATTTCAATCTGGACACGGAAGTTGCGAAGCTGTTGGGCATCCGCCTCGGCCGCTTGTTTAACAACAAGTTCACCGTGGGCAGTGGCAGCAGCGAGCCTTCTGGCATCGTGACCGCCGCAGTCTCAGCGGGCCTCACCGTCGCCACCGCTTCCGGCCAGACCACCACCATCATCGGCGATGACCTGCTCAACCTCGAGCACACCGTCGATCCGGCCTATCGTCCCAGCGCGAAGTACATGTTCCACGACTCCACGCTGAAGGCGATCAAGAAGTTGAAGGACAGCTACGGTCGTTACCTGTGGCTGCCTGGCTTGGCGGCAAGCGATCCCAACACGATCAACGGCTACTCGTATGTCATCAACAATGACATGCCGCAGATTGGTCGCAATGGATCACCGCTCGTCGGCAACAACTTCATGCTGTTCGGTGACATGAGCAAGTACAAGGTGCGCCGCGTTGCGGGCGATACCACCGTCATGCGCCTCAACGAGCGCTATGCCGACTACCTGCAGGTTGGCTACCAGGCCTTCCTCCGGGCAGACGCGCAGTTGCTCGATGCCGGCACGCACCCGATCGCGGTTCTGGTCCAGGCTGCGAGCTAGGTCAACTGAACTCAACTCTGGGGCGGTCCTTCGGGGCCGCCCTTCTTAAAGGCTCCACATGTCCAGCAATGAATTGCTTCAGCAGTACGCTCGCGATCCGCGCAACGTGCGCCGGCAGATCCAGGAAGCCGACGATGCGGAAGCGGAATCGCCCGTCGCGGTGACAGAAGAAAAGCCGCAACCAGCGAAGAAATCGAAGAAGTAACTGAGGAAATGCTATGGGTTTCCAGCTAATACAGCGGCCTGCCGCCGAGCCTGTCACGCTCGACGAGGCGAAGCTGTTTGCGCGCATCACCATCGATGATGACGATGATCTGGTCACAAGCCTCATCACGTCCGCGCGCGAGCAAGTGGAAACCTTCCTCAACAAGAAGATAATCACTCAAGTCTGGCGCATGTATCTGGATGCGTTCCCGGGCTATATCGATCAGCGCCTCGGCGGCAACATCGTCAGCGCCCCGATCGCGATTGGCGCCACATCCTACATGGCCGGCATCCGCTGGGCGATCGTGCCGGAGTGGGCCCCAGTTCGCGCCATCGTACAGCTGGCATACGTCGGTCCTGATCCCAATGGCGACACCGTCGTCATGGAACAGGGCATCGACTACCTGGCGGACATTGTCTCTCGACCCGCGCGGATCACCCCGCCCTTCGGTAAGTTTTGGCCGATCTCGCGCATTCAGACGAATGCTGTATGGATCGACTGGGCGGTGGGCTACGGCACTCCGATGACGGTGAGCATTGCTGCGAGTTCGAAGGTACTGACGGGGGGTAGCTTCCTACAGACCGACGTTGGCGCATCGATCACAATTCCGGGCGCCGTTGGATCTCCAGCGACTCCATTGATCACCACCATTGCATCGGTCGATGGCAGCGGGAACGCCACCCTGGCCGATACCGCGACGAATGCCGTTGCGGGTTCCGCCATGTACTGGGGCGAGCCGGTCCCAGAATCGATCAAGACGGCCATCAAGTTTCTCGTTAATGAGGCCTATAACACCCGCGAACCGGTGGAGAAGGATCTCGGCAACATGCCATACACCGTGCAGCGGTTGCTCTATCCATATCGCGACCTGAGGCTCTGATATGCGCGTCTCCTGCATCATGCCGACGCACAATCGCCGCCATCTGCTCGGTATGGCGATTAACTCGTTCTACGCGCAGGACTGGCCTGACAAGGAGTTGATTGTTGTGGACGACGGCACGGATATCGTCGCGGATTGCTTTGAGCAGTTGGTCCGCACGGTTTACATCTATTACCCGGAGAACCTGCGCATCGGGGAAAAACGCAATATGGCGTGCGAGCGCGCCAGTGGCCAGATGCTGATTAATTGGGACGATGATGATTGGAGTGCCCCGACCCGCATCACCGAACAGGTCTTTCGGCTGGCGTCCAGCGGCAAAGAGGTCACGGCCTATCACTCATTGCTTTTTTGGGATGCTGCGCAAGGGAAGGCCTCCTGCTGGACCGGGGAAGAAGGCTATGGTCCGGGCTCCACGCAGTGCTATCGGCGCAAGTACTGGGAGGCGAATCCGCATCCGAACGCCAGCTTTGGGGAAGACGGCCTGTTTGTGGAACCTGCGCAGGCTGCAGGCAAGATGATCACCGTGCCGGGCGGCCGGAAAATGGTCGCGCGGATCCACGGCACCAACGTTACCCGGGCTCCGTTCGATTTTCCGATGGTCAGGCGCGAGGAGATTCCTGCCGCGTTCTTCGAGGCTCTCGCATGCTAGTTTCTTGCGTCTTGTGCACGAATAACAACCGACATCTTCTCCCTGTAGCAATTGCGAGCTATCTCTCGCAGGATTGGCCAGACAAAGAACTGGTCGTGATTGACGACGGTACAGATCGAGTGCAGGACTTATTCGAGGACATCCCAGGCTGCACCTATGTTTACCTGCCAAACGCAGTTAAGAACCTCTCCGTGAAGCGAAACGTTGCGGTTCGCGCCTCCCAGGGCGAGGCGGTTATTCACTTCGATTCAGATGACTGGTCCGCATCGACGCGAGTTCGGCACCAAGTAGAAACGCTGATCGGAAACCCAGAAGCGCAGATCTCCGGTTACCACACGGCCTTTTTCTGGGACGAAATCGATCAGCAGGCATCCTGTTACCACGGGTCGAAAAATTATAGCTGGGGGCCGTGCCTCTGTTATCGCAAGTCGTTCGCGCTTGCCAACCCGTGGCCGGAGCAGACCACGTCGGCAGAAGACAACGAGTTCGTGCGGGTTGCGCAGAATTGCAGGCAGATTGTAAGCATCGATGGATCAGGGCAGATCGTAGTGCGGCTACATTCTGGAAACGCACGGCGCCCAGTTGGCAGCGGGGATTGGCCGTTCGTTCCCAGGGAAGCCCTGCCAGAAGAGTTTTGGAAGCTAATCGAACCGTCCGGAGTGTCGCGATGAATCCTGACATCTCCTACATCGTCAGCCTATACAGTCGTCCGGTTCTGTTGGCGACGTGTCTTTGGTCCCTGATGGGGCAAACGCATCAGGATTTTGAAGTCATCGTCACCGACAATACGGAAGATGAAAAGATCGCGGCGCGGCAAAAAGCGATTGTTGCATCGATGAAGGATAAGCGGTTCCGCTACTTCCGCACGGCGGGGAAGCTGAAAGTATCCGACTGCTACTGGTCGGCTGAATTTGGGATGAAACACGCGACCGGCCGCTGGCTCTGCTTTCCCTGCGAGGATTGCTACTACCCGCCCGAATGGGCACAGCGAATGCTAGGCGCGGCGGTATCGAATAACTGGGACCTAGCACTCTGCGGTGGAAGCATAAGCGGCCCAGAGACTTGCGGGAGCAACCGGTACTTCTCCCTTGAACTCGGGAGCCTTGCATTCCCTGGGTACAAGCCGTCATTCATCGTTAAGGCTTCCAAGTTTCCGGGATGGCTGAACAAGCCGACAATGACCGCCTGTTCCGGCGTAGATCGAACGACGTTGCAGTACATGGTACGTGACCCGAGAGTGAAGTGGGGACGGGTGGAGAGCCTTTATTATGTTCACAATTAATCAATTCATTCTGTTTGGATCCGGTGAGATCGGCCGGCGTGTGCTCAACGTCCTGCGCGCTCGTGGCGAGAATGTCATGGCTTTTGCCGACAGCAACCCCAAACAGTCAGAGGTATGCGGCATCCCCGTACTTAAGCCGGAACAATGCCTTGCGCGGTATCCCGATGCGCGGTGGTGCGCTACTGTGCTCTCTTTGCCTGCCTCCCATGAAGTTCCCGCATGGATGCGCGAACACGGCGTTAAGACTGTCCCGCTGTGGCAGTGCTTGGACCTGCCGTTGCACACGCCTCCATCGGGGGCCCTAATTGCCGTTCTGGATGCTTGCGCTGACGCGGAAAGCAGGCACGTGGTCGAGGATCAAGCCGACTTCTACGCTTCGCCCGACTACGACGCCGACTACCTCCAGCGCCCGATCAGTGAAATCTATTTCCCCGACTTCATCACCCGACTGCCCGATGAGTGTTTCGTGGATTGCGGTGCAGCGGGAGCCGACCAGGAAGAATGTAGCGCCTTCATCAAGCTCTGGCCAAGCTACCGCGAAATCATCCTCATCGAGCCGGACTACCAGAACTGGCTTCACCTCCATGACACCTATGAAGGCGATGAGACGATTCTGGTGCGTAACTGCGCTGTCAGCGACCACACCGGCAAGGATTCCTTCCTCTCGACCGGAGATTACCGCGCTCGCCTTGGAGAGGCAGGGCTGAAAGACTCGGTGCTTGGCAGCGTGGCCTGCATGAAAATTGATGATCTATCCGCGACGCCAACCTACCTCAAGATGGACGTGGAAGGCGCGGAACTGGAAGCCCTTTGGGGCGCTCGGCAGACCATCTTCCTTCACAGTCCGGTGCTGGCAATCTGTCTTTATCACAAGCCTGAGCATTTCTGGCAGATTCCACTCCTGATCCGGGCCATTCAGCCATCGTATCGGCTCTACTTCCGACGTTATGCTGGTGTCCCATTCGAGTTGATCTGCTATGCCGTCCCGGTTGAAAGGGTAGCGAGCATCATCAGTGAGCGGCCAATCGAGGGTCGACTCGCCTGCGCCCAAACGTCATATTCCGACGATCTCAATCCCTAACGGGAAATCACGGCTTGGAGGGTGCCATGCATCAGCCACTCACCGACGATCCGGTGCCGCAGGTAACGGCTGGGATTATGACCGTGGAGTGCGCATGCGGCTGGGAGATCGGCACGGTTTCGCCAGAGGAGGACATTCACCGGCTACAGCAACTGATTCGCCATTTTACCGAGGCACATGGAATCGTTCTCCCGCTGGTTAGATTCACGAATCACTGAATATGCGAATCACTAAAGAGGGAGCGTGATCGTGAGAATTTTTGCCATCGCTGTGCCTGACCAGGAGAAGCCGATTCGGCTGCGTGCCGAGCGCCTTGTGACGGAAGGACAGAACGCTATCTTTTTTGGGGAAGGGGCAACTGTGGTGGCCGCGCTTGGCCTCCATCCGGGAATTGTGATCGTTGACGAGGAGTGGTTGGAGTCTGCCGGTGTCGAGGAAGAAGACGAGCAATGACGATCAAGGCCGGCCAGCTACGCAACCGTGTCACCATCCAGGCGCCGAGTACAGCGCGCGACGGTATGGGGCAACCTTCGAAGACGTTTACCGACTGGCAGACGGTTTGGGCGCGCATTGTCTCCATGGGGGGAGCCGAGCAGTTCAAAGGGCAACAATATTCACCTGAGGTTACCCACCAGGTGACCATGCGCTGGCTCGATGGGGTCACACCCATGCACCGGCTCACCACTGAAGATGGCAAGCTTCTCGACATCCTGTACGTGAACTATGGTGAGCGTCGCATTGACGACACCCTGATTCTGATCTGCAAGGAACGCCTGGGAGTTTCCGGCGACGAGGCGGTGAATTGATGGCTGACGAGATGGTCGGCCTCAAAGAACTTGGCAGCGCGATGACGCAGTTTTCGCAGAAGGTAGAAAAGAAACTGGTGCGTCACGCCGTCAACGCAGGTGCCGAGGTCTTTCGCCGCGAGATCCGCGCCAAGGCTCCAGTACGCGTGGAAGTGGGGCAGACGGGATTTCGCAATACGGCGAAGGGCAAAGAACAACGCGAGCCCGGCTATCTGAAGAAGCACATCGGCCGGCAAATCAAAGTGAGCGACAGCGCCTACACCGTGGAAATTGGACCAACGAAGTCCGCCTACTACGGCGCTTTCGATGAACTGGGAACCAAGCACCAGCCGGCGCGGCCGTTTATGCGCCCAGCCTTTGACTCTAAGCAGGTCGAAGCGGAGCGCGTTTTCGCCGAAACCATGCAGGTGGATATCGACAAGGAACTGAAATAGATGCTGGCCGATCTCCGACAATTCGTCGTCTCTGCCAGCACTGCTGGGCTTACCAGCGACCAGGCAGCGGCGATCGCTGCGCTCCGCACGGCGATAGCCGACCGCATGGAGCCCGACGTCCTCGATGAAGGATCGGACCTGCCGGCGTTGACGTACCAGCTCATCAGTAACAGCAGCGCGCACACTCTCGATGGCATGATTGACGGACTCTTTACCCCCCGCGTCCAGATCGACGTGTGGGCTGCGGACGCATTGACCCGCGATGCGATTTCACTGAACCTCAAGATTGCGCTCGACGGCTTCGCGGGCTCACTGAACGGCAACACTGCGGTCGATGTGTTGCTCTGGGATAACGAGATCAACAGTTACGAGCCCGATCGCAAGCAATACCGCGCGATGCTCGATTTCAAAATTCTGCACCACTAACCCCTAGCGGGTGCATGTGCAGACGAGGCCGCCTTCGGGTGGCCTTTTCGCTTGTTTGAAGTGCCGCCGGTTCCCGGCGAGTAAAAGGAGAAACACCATGCCTCTTGCCGTTAAAGCGAAGAGTGGCGCCGGTTCACAGTTACTACAGGGGAACGGCGCTTCGCCCGAAGTATTCACCAAGCTCGCCCAACTGACGCAGTTCAAAAAGTCCGGCGAGAAACAGGCCTCGGAGAAGACCACCAACCAGGACTCCAGCACCGATACCCATGGCCGGATTTACGAGGAGCTGCTCGGCACCATCGTCACCGGCGGCACCATCGACTGCACGGTGAACTACGTGCCTGGCGACGCCACCCATCGTGCGCTGCTCGCAGCCGTGGACGGGGCGGGCCACAATTTCAAGATCTGTGGACCCAATGACCCTCTTTCGAGCCCGCTGGTTCCGCTCTTCACGATCGCTTTTTCCGGTGTCCTGCTCGACACCCCGGACCTCGAGTTGGCAGTGGATAAGGCGATGTCCTTGACCATCAAGATCAGCGTGATCAGCGCTCCCGTCTGGACCTACTCCAGCTAGCTTTTTTCTTGCCATGAGGGGCCGACCGAGCACACTCGCGGCCCCTTTTTTCTGCTGCACCTGAGGACCTATGAGCGATTCACCCATCAAAACCGATTTTCCCATCAAGCTCGGCGGCAAAGAGTATCTGCTCAGCTTCCCACTTCCCGCAGTGTGGGCCTTTGAAGACAAGGCTGGCGTCGTCGTCCTGAAAGAGGAAGAGCAAGACGGGCTGTTCGATCCGAACGCAACTCCTGAAGAGCAGGCGCGGGCTCGGACCGATGAGTTCTACGAAAGGATTTTCGGCAAGGGCGCGCGGCAAATCATGCAGCGCACCGTGCAACTGCTGTGGGCGGGGCTGATTACCCACCAGCCAACCCTGACGGTTGAGGAAGTGGGCAAGTTTGTCTTTGTGCGCAACGTTGTGAAGGTCCGCGAGGAAGTGATGGCGGTCTTTGCGCGATCACTGGGCGCCATGGACGATCCGGCCGAGGCCACCGCCGAAGGTGAGCAAGAGGGCGGTGAGCGCCCTTTGGCCGCGGCCACTGCCAGTTAACTCGCGACGAGATCTGGGCGATCGCGCGCTTCGACCTTCGGCTCACGCCGGAAGAGTTCCGTCACACGACGGTGCGGCAGTTCAGCGCGTTACACCGGCGGCTGCGGATTCAGCGCACCGATTGGGATTATCGCTTCGGAGTGCTGGCAGCGGCTGCGGTGAACTCCTCGGGCAATCGCAAAGAGGGCAGCCCTCCGCTCATGCCGTATGACTTCTTTCCCTCCATCCCACAGCCACAGGTTGCGGAGATGACACCCGAGCAAGCGCTTCGCCAGGCGAAGTTGATGGAAGCGCAATTTGCACGAATCAAGTTTTCGTAGCCGAGGAAGACCATGGCGCAAAACGTTTTAGGGACGCTGTTAATCCGGCTAGAGGCTCAAACCTCTGCCTTCGTCAAAGGCATGGGCGACGCTCGCACCATGGCCTTCGACAGCAGCGCCGCCATTGTCGATTCGTTGAAGAATATCGGCACCGCGCTCACCAAGCTCAAGTTTGATAATGCCGCGCAGTGGAAGAAGGATTTCGAGATCGTCGGTGGAGTGGTGGGCGGGGTCGCGATCGCGGCCGTGGGCGCCACCATCGCCGTCGCGAAGAGCGTGGCCGAGCAGGGCAAGGAGATGTCGAAGCTCTCGCAGAGCTATGGCCTCCCCATTGAGACGGTTTCCTCTTTGCGGGTTGCCTCGAAGCTCACGGGGGTGAGTCTTGAGACGCTTACCGTCGGCATGGGTCGTCTGGCGAAAGCGAGTGCGACCTTTGCCACCACCGGCAAAGACACCACGGGGGCCTTCACCACCCTCGGATTGAAAGTTACCGACGCGGCGGGCCATCTTCGACCGATGAGCGCGCTGATGGAGGATGTTGCGGAGAAGTTCTCGAAGATGGAGAACGGAACCGGCAAAACCGCGTTGGCCATGCAGCTCTTCGGTCGGTCTGGCGCGGCGCTCATCCCTTTCCTCAACGAAGGCAAGGCCGGCATCGCGGAGATGACGGAGCTGTCGAACCGGCTCGGCCTTACCTGGTCGGAGAAAGACCTGCAAGCCGCCGAGCAGCTCCAGCACACCGTAGAGATCCTCGACCTGCGGACCACGGCGTTCAAAGAGCAGTTGGCTAAAGCCGTCATCCCTTCGCTCAATAACCTGGCTGATGCATTCACCCACGCCGATGGCCAGGGCCAATCCTTAGCCACAGGTCTCGGTTCCGCGGTCGGTACGGTGTTGATCGGGATTGCGAAGACGGCAGAAGCGGTCGCCACTGGCTTCGACCTGATGTACCTGCACCTGGTGAAGCTGAAGAACTACGCACAGCAGGCAGTCAGCGTCCCGGGCGTCAGCCTAGCGATTCAGGGCATCCGGGGCAATAAAGGTTCGCAGCTCGAAGCGCCCGATGCGATCGATGCGGAGCGCAAGGCCTCCGAGAACGAAGACATCGACAAGCAGATCGCGGAGCTGCACAAACAGGAAGACAAGTTTTTCTCCGATCTCGATGCCGCACAGAATCCCTTTCCTCAACGAAGGCAAGGCCGGCATCGCGGAGATGACGGAGCTGTCGAAGAGATTGACGGCCTTCTTGAGAAAGTTCGCAGCTCGCTCAACACCGAAGGCAAGGATCCACTCGCCGCCGAGATCAGCAACATCCAGCACCTCCGGCAG